ACTTGCGTGACTGGGCAGACTGTCTGCTTCACGGCATCGGACCTCAAGACTGCTTGGGGTTCGCTAAGAAGGCGAAGCGTGTAGGTCTTACTGACGCAGAGGTAAACCAAGTGTTGCGAGAAGAGTTGGAGGAAGCGTAATGTTGTTACCTGTATTGGTACTAACAGCTTGGTTTGTTTATGTTGAAGTTGAAATGCCTAATCGGACCAACGAATGTCCGTATGCAGAGTACGCTTGTGAAGAAGAGGAGAGTGTGAGTGAGTAATGTTTGGTATGATATGATGGTTGATCGATGCATCGACCAGGTTGAGGAGCTGGGTGACCAAGAGGTCCTTCAGATGGTCCCTGACTACGTTGATTTTTGTGAGCGTAGTGACATTAACGTCAATATTGACGAGGCTCGAGACCTTGCTACTGACTACCTGTTTGGTCTCGAAATGGAGCGTTGTGCGTAATGCATGATGCTCTAATATATCTAGTAACCTATGAGGGTCAGTGGGACGGTCGAAAGGGCGAGTCACCCTACAAGTGGACAGCCTTTGATCGTATTGATGCCGAGAAGCTGAAAGGTGAGCTAGAAGAGAAGTTCCCTGAGCGTGAGTGGTCAGTCAGCGAGAAGGACGTATCGTGAAGCATAACCCAGTAGCAATGTATATGATGGCGTCGTATGCTTATTACTACGGTTGCGACCCCATTATGTCTGATGGTGAGTTTGATCAGCTTGCAGTGTATTTATTAGAGAATTATGACAAATACGAGTCACACCCCCATTGTCCAACCGAGGATGATTTACGAGCTGGCACTTACCTTGGTGACTATCCTTCGATTGTTATAGCAGCTCTTGAACAATACAGGAGGATTTTGTAATGATTTACATTGTGTGGTGCAGGTCTTCTTTTGGTACTGATCTGATGACAGTATGGGAAGAACGTCATCTTGCTGAGAAGGAGACACAATCCCTCAACAAAAGAGACCCCGAGGCTTTTTATTTCATGGAAGCCTTGGAAATATCAACTAGCTTGAACTAAATAGTTTTATGAAGACGCGTACTAACAATCTGGTAGCTAAGCATGCCCGTAAGTTTAACAAGGCAGCAGTGCATGCGGACAGAAAAAAGCAGGCGCGTAGAGGTATCGTAAAACACAAGGGCAAGCTGTATGAAGCGCAACTATAGGCTTTGTTATCGACCATCACAGGCACCAACACATCACATTCATGAAGTATTCTATGACGACCAAGACAGGGTCATACTATATGAACGTGAACCAGCAGTCGCCTTTGGCGATGATGTAGCTGAGCTGTATGAGCGATGTGCCGAGATGTGGAAGGCATTTGATGAGGAGCCACTTGATTTAGACCGCATGGATAAGAAGATTTTTATCCGCATGATTAATGATGAGTTCAATGACGTATATGACAAGCACATGGATCAGAAGCGAAATCCAGAAAATGGATCAAAATAGGCCAAATTGCCGAAAAAAAGATGCGTTTTTTGCCTCTGTAACTCCTTGTAGTTACGGAGGTTTTTTTTGCCTGTCAAATCAAGAGGTTAGAGCTGGACTTTTGCTCGTGTAGACCTGATAATGTCCCCATTGAATGATTAATTAGATAGGAACTTTTATGGATATTTCAACTTTGCAATTGCTTCTCGATTCTCACGCTCAGGTGTTTGAGAAGATCCGTCAAGACGATATGTTTGAGTCTGAGTCAGCTATCGACTACAACTACGCTCTTGGTGTTGAGCACGGCTTTAGACAAGCTGTCCGCCTACTCAAGGATGCTCTTGAGACCGAGCTTAAAGCTCGTGACAACGATGCTCAGTGGGTCGACTACGTTGTTCGATCTGCAATTGAGAATAACACCTTTGGTAGTGGCTACATCTCTTGGGATGGTGCTTACGACGAAGCTGCTGAAGAGCTTGACGTCGACCACGACGCCCTGTGTGATGCATTTCAACGCGTTCAAGAGGCTGCATAATGCAAGTTGAGGATATTAGAGTAGGTAAGCTGTACCGTTTGGTTGATGGTCTTAGCGATGAGTACAATCGTAGGCTCGTTAAGATCATCAACATTTTTTTTAACGAGGATTGGGACGAGTACTGCATTCAAGCTCGTCCAGTTGGCTGGAGCCAGTTTAGTCAGGCTCCTTCTTTCATTGCTAGTGACTTCAAGGAGATTGTAGAATGAGACCTTATAAGGACTATGTTCATCAACGACGTGTGGACGACAATACCAGAGTCGTCTTGGAAGTAACTGACGAGGATATTTTGTCAGGCATTATTGTCATGGCCGTACTTGGTTTGATCTTGGGTACTATGATAGGGTTGGCTATATGAGTGTTTTGATAAACTTTACTGCAACTGGAAAAACCTGTAACTGGCCTGGATGCAACAAACAGGCTTACAAGACCAAGTTGGATGTGGTTAGTAAGTCAAAACATTGCATTCGCCATCACATGATGAAGGCATCGGGAAGAGTTGGACCTCAGTGGAAAAGAGATTGCTATAGAGAAAACATGAAGCCAAGGTGCGCGCTAAGTGGTAAAACACTGGCTGATGCAATGGCTGAGACCAAAGCGATCCTCGATGCATTGGGCAAAACTTATTCTAAACGTCACCTGCTTAAAAGATCGTGCCAACAGTTTGATGTCGATCATATAGATGGTAATCATAAAAATAATAATCCAAGCAATCTTCAAACATTAACTAAAGCTGCTCATAAGTTAAAAACTGATGAGTGTGGTGATGCTGCTCCGGGGAGATATTGATATGACATCGTTGCAAGGTTATGTCAAGGCATCATACGATGAGCTCGTCGAAGTGTTTGGCGAGCCTTCCTTTCAGTGCTCTTGGGATCTACAGACTGGTGGCGATGGTAAAGTCGAGACTGAGTGGGAGCTCACCGAGGACGATACACCGGTGACCATTTACGACTGGAAGGAGTACGACAACGGCAGTCGTAGTCGTTCTGGTTCGGCTTATCGTTGGCACATTGGTGGTAACAGTCGAGAGGCCGTGTCCATTGTCTCTAACCGTCTCAATAAGGTAGCGCATTATGTTTGAGGTGTTTGAGGTTTCATTGGGCAATGATCGCTCTTACTATGGTGACAAGCAGACTGCTAAGGATAAGGCAGACTGGTTGTATGATCATTACTTTGATGGCATCCCTTTTGTTGACCATCACAAGTTTGAGAACAGCGAGCAGCTGGTAGAGTTTCTTAACAAGACGAGAGGGTTTGTTTCCAATGAGCGAAGCTAGAATGGATATCGCAGAAGAGCGTTTAGAGATTGCTGTTGAGTTTATTCGTCGATTAATTAATCCTGAAGTGTATGGGTTGCAATTAAGCGACGAGGTACGTCGTGAAACTCATCGTACGCTTTGCATGGTTGATGACGGCTACTACTGGCGTACGTTGGGTGATAAATAATCTAATGCACGTAACGATTCGTAACGTCCCGTGGAAGTTCCAGCACGGCCTCATCAGGCGGTGCTGTGACTTTGTGATGTCTAGGTTCTGTACTGAAGAACTAATGCATCAAATTGAGATCGAAGTGGTTGGTGTCAAAGGTCAGTATGACAAAGATGGTGCCCTTGGGTACTGTTCGATCAGTGATGAGCACTTTGGATCTAATAAAAGAATCCCTACTTGGTTTACTATTGAGCTTGACACTGCAATGACTTTTGATCAGTTGTTTGTAGTGCTTTGTCATGAGTTAGTTCACGCTAAACAGTATGCGACTCTTCAATTGAGAGAGCGATATCATCCTACTTATCGTAAGATGTGGAAGGATAAAGATATCACTGATCGCTACTATAGCCAATCGCCTCATGAACAAGAGGCCTACCGTAGAGAGTTGAAGTTGTGCACTCAGTTCTTTGCAAGCGAACTGGAGAAGTAAATGGACCCTTTAATTCATACACTGATTGCAACAGGACTTTGTGCTGTTTTCTTTTACAGTGGATACGCGTATGCTTGGTGGAAGCTTCGGCAGTCTATCATTGAACAGGTCACTGAAGCTGCTACTAGAATTCGTTTTGTTGTTGAGAATGATGATGAAGATATTGAGAGAGACGACCGACTGGGGTGAACACCAAGTTGGTAACCACATATATCATGTGAACGACCACGGCTGGCTTGTAGCTTTTGATAACGGTAGTGGTCTTAAAACCTTTAAGCATCCGCTGAAGCAATTCAGTAGAACTAGACGTAAGTTTGAAACTATTAGCTTTGTACCTGACGAACTAGAGCCAGGCGCTAAGCGTATCGTTGGATCTAAGGGTGCCGTGTACATTATCAAAGACGGAAACTGTACCTGTAGTGGTTTCAAGTTCAGAGGGAGATGTAAGCATGTCGAGGCAGCTTGAGGAACTATCACCAGAAGAGATTGAACGCATCAAGCTAATCTCTACTATCAACTGGAAAGTGGTTGACAGGTGGCGCGACAAGTTTGGGTACAAGTCTAACGACGAGATGGTGTGGGACTGGATGTTCAACCAGGACGAAATCTTCTCTCGTGGTCTCAAGAAGAAGCCTTATCCTTTCCACCGTCATGTTCGTCTTAACTTAGATAAGATGGGCTTTACTGGTGTCACGGATGTCCAGTCTGTAATCGATCAAGGTCTCAAGCTGACCAGTGCTCAGATGAGACAGCTTAAAGAATCCATGTTGGATGATGAAACTACTGGTGAGGATGAAGAATGAAGTTAAGTATTAATGATTCATTGGCTAGAGCTATACCATTCGATTACAGTTTGGATTTTTTTGGTATATCCTTTAATTATGTGTGCGAGTATGTATTGAATCCTGAATTGACTCATGGATTAGACATTAACAATATAGACTGGAATGAAGCTGAAAGGCAAAATCAAATTTATATCATCACGGCGTGGAAAAACAACAAACTTGTTGATGTTGTGAAGATAGGGGAGACGTATTGGAATCTTCTAGTCCGGTCTAAGACTTTTTTGAAGTTTCTTAGTAATCCTGATTTTAAATGTAACAGGAAGTGGAAGGAGTATACGTGTGATGGCGGTGCAAGACTTTCTCGATATATTAATGACATCCACACAAACCGGTTTGTAAGAGACAATATAAAGTCCTTATTAAATCAGAGCTTTGATATAAGAGCGTATACAGCTAATGCTGAAGACGTGTTTTCCTGTTTCAATAGTAATTTAAATCTTTTTTCTCTTTTTGAAAACAACGAATGGATTCCTAATGTAAAATATTATTCGTCTAATACTTATTATGATGTTCGTAATGTTCATGAAAGAAGAAAAGTAGCAGAGCGTGAACTCATTTTGGCATATGAAGATCGATACAACCAACTTCCCGCGTTTAACGAGAATCGTAGCTAATACCTAGAGATTTATTGTATGACTGAGATAATGACCAGCCAAAAGTTCTCGTTGTTAATCGAACAAATTGTTCTTGACAAAAAGTGTAGTTACATGGATGCTATACTTTTGTATTGTGAAAGGCACGAAATGGAAATCGAGAGTGCAGCGAAGCTGGTCAACGTCAAGATCAAGCAGCAGCTTGAGATCGAATATGGTGAGTTAAACTTTTTACCTAAGGCGGCACAGTTACCAATATGATACCTACCAATGTACTCACAACAATGTTTAGTGATGATGGCAAACGAGAAGCTCAGGTGTTTCGTAATGAGGGTGGGTTGTTTGTTAATATGTTTCAACGTAACGACCAGGAGAAGCTCGAACTTATTCACAAGGTAGATGTCTCTGAGCATAATGAGTACTATGCTGAGGATGCTGCTGAGAACTGGGTAACCTACGTCATAAGGAACTGATGGACATCTATGAAGGCTTTGCTGCGTACCAGACATACGTAGCAGTTCGTAATCACTTTAAGCAGGACAGCTATGACTACTTCAAATATAATGGAAAGACTCGGGTTGGACAAGATAGTTTTCTTAAGCGTAACGACAGATATTTCTTCGCCAAACTACAACGTAAGCTCAGCACAAGTGAGCTGGTTGGTTTCTTTGTTGCCAACTTCATCTCAGACGACTCAAACTGGTCAGGCTCACTAGTCACCGAGAACAGCATGTCTGTGTACAAACAGTGGTTAGCAAAGATACAATCACTATCATATATCTTTGAGCAAGATTGTAGATTGTTGAAAGATGCTGTTGACATTGAAGCGAAGAGCTTTGATAATCTCTTTATTACTAATGGTAACCATCCTCCTTTGTTAAAGATGTACCTAGGCAAGAGGATTCATTTGGAGACCATGGTAATAATCGATCAGATCTTACACTACAGTAAGAGATGGTCAAAGGATCTAGATGACGACATCATTTGGAGCAGTACTTGTCGTCGGATAGATAAATATAGTAGCTTCGTACAAGTCGATAAAGGCAAGTATAAAGCTATTATGCATAAACTGTTTATATAATGCAATCTGTGGATAAAACGACATACACCGCTATACAAGGAAAAAGATATGGCTACTTCATTCTCTGAGCTTAAGCGCTCACGCTCATCCTCCCTAAAGACTCTGATCGACGAAACTAACAAGCTGTCTTCGGGCAATCCGCAAGCACAGCAAGAAGATCGATTCTGGAAACCTGCTGTAGACAAAGCTGGTAATGGCTATGCAGTCATTCGGTTCTTGCCTGCTGCACAGGGAGACGACTTACCTTGGGTACAAACCTGGAACCATGGCTTCCAAGGTCCTGGTGGCTGGTACATCGAGGAGTCACTTACCACTATCGGTAAGAAAGATCCTGTCTCGGAATACAACTCTATGTTGTGGAACAGTGGGATCGATGCTAACAAAGACCAAGCTCGTAAGCAGAAGCGACGTCTTAACTACATCTCTAACATTCAAGTGATCAACGATCCTTCCAACCCTGACAACAACGGAAAGGTGTTCTTGTACAAGTTCGGTAAGCGTATCTGGGACAAGATCAATGATCTGATGAATCCTCAGTTCGAAGATGAGCAACCAGTAAATCCATTTGACTTCTGGGAAGGTGCTAACTTCAAGCTAAAGATTCGACAGGTGGAAGGGTATCGTAACTATGACAAGAGCGAGTTCGACTCATCTGAGCCTCTCGCTGAAGACGATGCGTTGGAAGCAATCTGGAAGTCACAGACTCCACTTGCTGAGTTCACTAACCCATCTAACTTCAAGTCGTATGAGGAGCTACAAGCTAAGCTGAACCGTGTACTTGGTATCGACGCTGATACTAGTAACCGAAGTGCTACTGTAGAGGAAGCTGAACCAGCTCCTGCTCCTGCAAGGGCAGCTCCGGCTCCTGCAGCAGCTACGGCGGATGCTGATGACCTACCCTGGTCCACAGACGAAGATGATGACGATGGAATGTCGTTCTTTGAGAAGTTAGCTCAAGACGGCTAAAGATTCATGCGAGTGATACCGGATCTCGCCATGAAGGGTGACTGCTAGCACCTAAGCAACTCTAGCAGGGAAAGGGGGCACCTAGGAAGGCCCCCTTTTTTTATACTACACCTTGCATCCTGTCTTGAAGTCTACGGTGAGACGCATCACTTGAGCGAGCAGATGGTCCTCCACCAATCATAGTAGTAGAGTTATTGTTGACGTTAGTGCTTACGTTAGATCCACCAGTTGTATTGGAGATGATGATTGGGGTCGACGCCGCACTCTGTACATTACGCGAAGCTTGGTTTACAGGACTGTTAAGTATACTATTAGGAGTGCCGCCTACATTTTGATTAATTGTAGTTGGACTTATTTGGTTTTGATTTTGAACGCTTGAAAGTACATTAGACGATAATGAATTTAATGAGCTAGGATTACTAGACGACTGCACTGCATTCATATATGATGTTGTAGCTTGTACTAAAGGAGCAATTGCCTCTTGCACATGCACGTCAGCTTTCTCAGTAGCTTGTACTAAAGGAGCAATTGCCTCTTGCACATGCACGTCATGTACATAAAGAGAACCTTTCTCAGTAGCTTTCTCAACTAATAACTCAGTTGCATCTGCAGTCTTTTCTGTAGCAGCAATAGTCTTCTCTTCAGCCGGAGTTGGATTAGGATTGGCCATTGCATATGCACCACCTCCAAGTTCAGCAGCCGCAGCAGATGCTTCTTCATATGTTGAGAATTGGTCAGTTACCTCACCCTGAGCGTCCATTACTTGGAACAAGTCGCTTGGAGGAGGGGGAGGTGGTGGTTCAGGAGTAGCAGCTGCCTCAGCAGCACCAATAGCTTGAGTAGCAGAGTCGGACCTCTGTTGAGCTTCCGTAATGTTAGATTGCAGTTCTGCTATTCGTCTAGTTCTACTAGCTTCAGCTCTTTTTCTATCTCTCTCAGAAAATGAACTATAATCTCTTGCTTCTAACTCAGTTATCTCCTCTTGAGCACCTGAAATCTCTCTTTGAGCAATCCGCTGTTCCGCTTCAGGGTCATAGTCACTAATCTTTAACGTACGTCCTAATGAATATAGTAGATCCTTTCCTCTATCGATAGCATCACTCACATACTGATCTATGTTAACTAAAATATCTTTTAGACCATCGAACAAACTACCAACAATCTCTTCAAAAGAGAAGCTGTCTAGGAACTCAGCTACATCAGTTGCACCAAGTTGTTCTGCTACCCACGAGACACCACTTTTAAGCAAATCAAGAGGTACAAAAAATAAACCAGTGATTAAGCCTTTGAGACCTCCTATTAACCCTGCGGTCAGCTTTTGAAGCAAACTACCTTCTTGTTCTTTGAAACCATCTATAGCTCCAGTCACTGTATCAAATATAGCCATTATGGCTGCAATAGGAGCTGCTAATCTTCCTATCAACCTTCCTGCATTTCTCAGTACAGATCCAATCCGTCCAATAGTACTACCAATGCTTTTAAAAAAACTGCTTATCCTTCCAGCACCATCAGTCAGGGGTTTAAGTACATTGCCAGGGTTAAAATAATTTAAAACCTTGGTTGCTATATCACTTAGTATTTTTGCAAAGCCACCTATACTTTTTGAAATTCTTTCTAAGCCAGTCATTTTTCGAAAACGACCATCTACATCACGAATACCAGAGTTTATTCGTTGGAAGCCAATATCAAACGCATCACCTATGCCCTTTATGGCAGCAAAGAATCTCGACTGCTTACCAAAGGTCTTAGTTAGAGTGTCAGTGATAGGTGAAAATAATCTAGAAACCAAGGCTGGTAAGGATTTTAAAAATGGTGTGTTTCTTAGTATTAACCTTACCGAATCGAATAAACCTTCGATTGTACCTATAAGCAAAGCTGGCAGGGCAGCAAGCATAGCTCCGAAAAGACCTGCCCCTTCGATTGGTTTTGCATCCTCTCTAGTTGCTAACTGTGATCCAGTTTGATTAAGACTGGCAGATTGTTCCCTCATACGTTCGATAGCAGCTAATTTAGTTTCATTATATCTTTCCTGCTCAGCATCAAAGAAATCAAAAAGACTTTCTTTGATGGCGAGCACACTTTGGTTTATTTGAACCAATATATCAAGCATTATATCTTCTTTATTCAATGAAAGAAGCATGGTATTTCTGGTTGCTAGGTTCTCTGCTTTCACAGTTTGTATAAGTGTTTGGATATCGCTCATTTCTTTTCTTCTAACCTTAGTCGTTCTTCTTCTAAGTAAGCTATCAAGTATGCAACGTATATTTGTCTTTCAAATGGTATCATGTTTTCAAGATCACTTAAACTATACTTATGGTGTTGCATCAAGGAAAAGTTAATGTTGTAATGATTAGCTAGGGAATCATAACCGAACGCTACGTAAAAAAATTGTTGAGGCCCTCTACAGTCAGTGTCTCAGTTTCTCCACACTTTTCACAAGTCCAAGTAATGGTGTGAGACAATTTTGGAGAACTCGCTAAAAATTCTTGAATCTTAGTAAACTGACTCTGATTAAGTCCCTCTAAAAAAGACACTACCTCTTCTTGTGTAAAGTCTTCATATACACTATCATTATCATAAATCATAACAACGCATTGTGCTATCAAGTTCATCAAGTCATCGAAGCCGGGATCGTCCTGATTAATATTAAGGCTCGAACTTATTCCAGGAGGTCTCATTTTGATTCCAATACTATCCGTCAGCTGGATCGTATCATTATAGTTCTCCGGAAACTTTACTTTAACTTCATCCAAATTTATCGACACATCACTAACGTGGGTACATTCGCTGTTTGGATGTCTTACTTTTAGATCGATCTGCTCTCCAACCGACTTACCTCTTAGTTTTAAGAACAAGTATTCAACATCGTACATTGTGATGTTTTCTACATTGAAGTATTCAGGTGATAAAACACATGCACCTAAAATGTTTTTGACAGCATTGACCATCTCATGTTGATCACCACCTTGTAGAGCCATAAACAAAATCTTTTCTTCTTTAACTAGAAAGGGTCTAAACAATATAGACTCTCCAGTTGAAGGAAGTGTGGTTTCAAACTCAGGTGTTTGTAATAAAGGCAAAGCCATAATTTATCCTCTTTTCATTAAAAAGCTGAAGATCCACCGCTAGCTCTTTTACTCAAGCTCATCTCAGTAAAATATCTATATTGCATGGATACTGTAAAAGTCAAAAGTTCTGTTGATTGATAGCTATAGGTCAGGTCACTAACATTTCTTGGCCAAGCCTCCATCAACCTTATCTCGTTGGTAACCTTTTCCTTACCGGTAACAGATTGGTGATCGTAATGGAAGATGCTTACTGACTTTACATAGTCATCATAATAGCCAGTATCAAAATCACTTTCGGAAACTGTGCCGCCTATACTCGAAGCTCCTCCTACCCTCCGGTGTGATCCAATAATGTCATCCTGCCATTCCAAAAAGAATGCTCTCTCTGTAAGTTCAGAACTGGATAGAATAGTCATGGTGATAGGTTGATAAATTACACCATAACCTATTTCTTGTACTGCTCCATATACTCCAGTAGGTGTTGCTGTAAGTTGTCGACCAGGAGCAGTGACAGCAATTGCTCTATAAGCAATTTCATAGTTACCACCTATGAAAACTCGGTAGCTAGAGTTCTTAGCTAGGCCGCGGCTCAGGTCTCCTTTAATCGTGTCTAATCGAAATGGCATTACTGGAGTGCTCCTAGTGAGTCTCTATGTATACGTGCAGCAGACGCCTTCTCAAACCGTTGTAAGGGAAGAAAAAGAGCGATGTCCCACTCTACTGGCTCTATCTTTACAAACCTTGTACGCACGTGACTAGCAAGGTACTTCTTGAATGTTGGTTTGAATGCTCTAAACCTAGATGCGCTCTTTAATACGTTGTAGTTGATACGCAGCTTAGTCTTATCATTGTATCTCTGATCTGATACTGTCTTATATAGAGCATCCATCAGTACTGCTCTCTGCCTGAGAGGAAGATAGTGCATGTTAAGACCAACAAAGCCACCTTCTGCTTCGTCTACTGGTATCACGAGAGGGAACCTGTCGTAGTATGGTAGTGTCTTCTTATGCTTAGGATCGTATCCAAATAGAAACATACCACCTACTTCTGGCTTACCAACATAATTGTCACTACTAGAGATAAGTCTACCAGGCTGAGTACGAGTGTTGGATGCTTTGTCTCTAAACCATGTACGTGCTTGTTGAGTACGCGCAGGTATCTGTCCTGCACGAGCACCCTGTGCAATTATCCGATCGAATACGTATGCTACCATTAGATTCCTAGCTCTTTCTCTGTAATGATCTGAAACTTCCAGCCTCGATCCTTACAGTACTCTTTAGCAAACTGCCACTTGCTACTATTTATGCCATAAGTAGCAACCTCATTGATATACTTTTTGGTCTTACGGCTGCGAACAATAGGAGGTTGTGTCTGAGCGTATGGTTTAACTTCGATAAGTATAGTATCGGTAGCACCTCTAGCAGTGCGTACCTTTATAAGGAAGTCGGGATAGTATCTATGCAGACGACCATCTAATGGTGATCTGTATGGTATAATTACTTCTTCACTACACCATTCCAATACATTTGGGTTGTTATCACAATAAACCATGAACATCCTTTCCCAACTGGACCGATAAATAATACAATCGGGATCACCTTTGTACTTGTTAGGATGGCGTGGCTTATAGTATCCCTTATGTGTTTTCATTCAACTATTTAGAAAGAGAAGATAGTTATGCCGCTCACAGATATTATTCTAGGCGCCGATTACCGTGAGTCAACACCTGGAAGACCTGGAAGATTTCTTAGAGAAGAAACCTTTCTAGCTCACGCTAATCCTAGACTGCAACAACTTTATACTGATCTCAGATCAGAAGGATATGCGGTTAATTATGATGTAAATGCACTGGACAATCTTAAGAAGCTAGAGTGGTACTGGGCTAATGCTCCTATCAGAGCCATTATGGATCATTATGGAACTGGTCCGGATCAAAGTAAAACTGGTAAAGCAGTTCCTGGATATCTCGGTCGGGAAGGCCTTGGAGGAGTGTTTGAATCTTACTCGTCTAGTGGCGAGAGGCTGCTGTGGTATGTTCAAAATGAAGCTTTTGGCAAAGACGGTCATTCTAAAAAACTTACACCTGATCAAGTTGCCAAATTTAACGAATATGGTACTTTTTCTGATAAGAAGATAGAAACAATACAGCGTGAAAGGTTTGAAAAGAAAAATAATTTTTACGCTGCAGTAAATGATGTCGGCGACAGCAGCTTGCAAAGTGCGTACTTTAACCGAAATTGGAATACTTTACGAGAATATCTTGCCAAGTATAACAAACAGCGCGGCGAAGACAAGTCTTTAAGTTGGTGGAAAACATTTGTTCCTATTGCTTTTTATCAGCAAAAACCAGGCAGCAATGCTCAAAGAAGCATTCTTGCTGCTGTAGTAGATGGTACTCATACGTTTGATGCTTCTAATAGATCGTCGTATGGAATAGTAAAGCCGCCAACAGCATCGTATGTCTGGACAACACAATCAGGTGTTGGTGGTATTGGAAACCAAGATGCAAGCGGTACGATTACCAACCCAGTTGGTCGAACTGCAGAAAACGATCCAAGCCCGTATCAAGGGGAAACTGTAAACAAGCTCGCGAGGTTGCAAAAACCTATTCAAAACATAGGGTCGTTTACGTTTCCTCCAGACCTTGACACACATTACATCACATTCACCTCTTTTTCAAGAGGACGAACTAAAAGAGGATCGGTCAGGCAGCCAAGAGAGACAGGATCTATCAGTCTACCAATTCCAAACAACCTTTCCACAGGATATGGTGCTCAGTATAGTGAGGTAGGTCTTCAAGTGCTTGGTAATGCTGCACAGGATTTTGTGAGAGGGGGCGGAACTGTACGTTCTGCTGTAGATCAATTCAAAATTGGTGAAGCGGGAGAGCTTTTGGGTGCACAGGCAGCTGCCATTGGAGCATCCATTGCTCCTGAAGTTGGTGCTCTTTTAGGTGGTGCTATGGGCGGTGTACTTGGATTACCAGTTGGTGCTGCTTTGGCTGGAGGGGTGAGAGGGGCTATGTCTGGAGCTGGGTTGGCAGTTAATCCACATATGGCTGTTTTGTTTGAAGGAGTCAATTTTAGGACACACACATTCAACTATAAGTTTTCTCCAAGATCATCGAGCGAGAGTTTGACGTTGGATGAAATAATCTTTACATTTAAGTTTGCTATGCATCCTGGCAAGGATGGACTTGCGTTCTTTAACTATCCTGACGAGTTTGAAATTGAGTTTTCTCATCCAGACTACCTTTTCAATATTGGAAACTCAGTTCTCACTTCGTTTAATGTTAGTTACCAGCCTGATGGAGGATCTCATTATCATCACAACGGTGCACCAGTATCAATTGGTTTGCAGTTAGCATTTACCGAGATTGATATTAACACCAAAGAAGAAATCGGAGCATTGGGAAGATAACCATGTCGTACATGTTTAAAGATTGGCCTTATTTTGCTTACGATCTCAAAAGAAATGGCAACAAGAACATCATAACCGATATTTCGTACAGATTTAAGATGAGTGATCTGTTGAAGGATAGAACGGTTGTGATGTATGAGTATCAGGTGCAAGATGGAGAAAGGGCTGAGCATATTGCGCATAAGTATTATGATGATGCATCGCTTGACTGGGTGATCTATATGACCAATGACATCATTGATCCCCAGTTTGATTGGCCTCTTGGTCAACGAGAGCTAGAGAGGTTTATTACACAAAAGTATGGAAGTGCACAAGCTGCACAGTCTACAATCCACCACTACGAAAAAATTCTGCAACAACCATCTATAGTACCAGCAGACGATGCTGCTTACTCAGTTGGAGTCAAGCAAAGAACTATTATCGTTGATAAAGACACTCACGATCTGCTTTCACCATCATTAAGACGAGCTGTTGATAGCTATACGTACGAAGTAGAACTCAATGAGCAAAAGAGTAGAATCAAGTTAGTAGATCAAAAGTATATCCAAGGTCTTCTCACATCTTATCGTAATGAAGTACAGCAAATAGGTCGCTAATGTCTGATCCACATGAAATAACCCTATTCGACTTTAATATGCAGTTGAGCTCATCGCTCGCTGAGGAACCTGTTGATTTAAAACTAATGGTGGTCGAATATAATTTGTATGAAGACATCTTTAGTCCTTTTATGAAGATTGAAGTGCTGATTAACGATGCTATAGGACTTATCGATAAGTTTCCTATCATCGGACAAGAGACTCTTACTCTATCCTATGCATTACAGACAGAGAAGATCTATCAAGAAAAGTTTAAGATATACAGAGTATCTAACCGTGCTCTACAGAAGGCTAGACAGCATTCTATCATACTTCACGGAATAACATTTGAAGGTCATGCAAATAGCCTTCAGTCAGTGTACAAACCCTATATCAATTATGAGGCAACAGATATTGTATTCGATCTTTTTTATGAGTACCTCCAGCCTTTCTACAATAACCCAACAGCGCTGGTAAAGCCTCTCTACATGCCTGTAAAGTCACAAAACAAAATTTCTAGAGTGAGTACAGGACAGAACCCAATGCAGATTATCAATATGATTGCATCGGAATCACAAAGCACTACTTCATCAGACTACGAAAAACCATCAAATTTCGTGTTTTATGAGGACAATATAAAATTTAACTTTGTTCCTTTAGATTTTTTAATGAAGCAAAATAGTGGTGAAAGAATTCCAGAATTTTTTCTATCAGTTCCTCAAGAAAAGAATCAAAACGAAAAAGGCGAAAAAACCTTCCCAAGCAAGTCAATTACCAGCTTTAAGTTCGTAGATGCGTTTGATCATTTGGACTCTGTACATAGAGGATCCTTTCAGAACGAAGTCAATGTGATCGATCCTATTACGAAACGATTCAAGATGCATCCAATATCCGGAGGTGACAAGAAGAAGTTCCAGTTTAAGTACAACAGAGACTTTGAATTTCTTACCCATCTACCCAACAGTGGCTTTAAGTTTGTAACAAAGGATAGTGATGTTGGCAAAGGAACAAAGCCTCAAGCAGCACACAGACGAATGATGGTGTCGCAGTTAGAGAGTGATGGTAATTCGTACTACTGGGAACGTCATCCTTATATGGGTACTAATTCTAGAGTGAGAGTAGGTGATCAGCTATACAATTATAGAGTACGTCATAGATACCTTCCCGAGTCAATACACGAAAAAGAGAATATATTCACTCAAGTAGTTGAAGTGACTGTACCTGGGGATCCTAAGATAACAGTTGGTAGTCTGATTAAGTTAAAAGTACCACAGCCAACCATTACGGAAGATGATCATCAGGAGTTTTTGAGATTGTATGGCCAAGAGGCTACGTTCTTGATTACTGCTATACGTAATATGTACATTGGAGCACAGGATGTTTATTATATGGTGCTATCATGTAGTGCAGAGTCGTTTGGTACTTTCCCGGAAGGTAAGACTGTGCTTCCTGGTGTGGATGCGTGATCGATGATGAGGAATGATTAGTGAAAGTTAAACAAGAATTTTTTGGTTTTAATCCTATTATGTGGATGGGAGTTGTTGAAGACAACAAAGATCCATTGAAGCTAGGTAGGTTGAGAGTTCGTATCTTTGGATGGCACAATGGTTCCCCTAACGAAGTTGATGGTGAGCCTGGTGTTAAGACTGAAGACTTGCCATGGGCTCAAGTGATGCAGCCTGTTAACAGTGGACCTAATAGTGGTGTTGGTGGTCCTGTTACCGGTATTGTTCAAGGCACTTGGGTGATGGGTATGTTCTTAGATGGAGAGATTGCTCGTGAACCTATGGTGATGGGTTCTATTCCCGGTATCCCTACCGAACCTAATCCCAATATATCTACGGTAGATTTTGCTGGTAACTTTAGTGAACCCGTAGAAGGGTTCTATGATCCAGATGGCGTATATCCTTTACCTACTAGGATGGACGAACCTGATACTAATAGGCTTGCTCGTAACGATAATACAGCGATGGGTGATCCTAAAGACTATCCTCACCCACTAATTGATCGACGAAAGAATTCTGCTAGTGAGTATCAGAGCGCTCAAGGCTATGGTTTTGTTGAGCCATCGTTTGATAGCTGGAAGGACTTTAAGGCAAAGTATCCTGACAACAAGGTTTGGGAGACTAAGAGTGGCCATGTATTCGAGGTGGATGATACTCCCAAGTTCGAACGTATTCACATTGCTCATAAGAACGGTAGCTATATTGAGATGGGTGGTGCTGCTGGTCCTGGCAACCGTATTGATAAGGTAGCTGGAGACTGGATGTTACTAGCAGCTGATGCTATGGTAATGAACAGCATCGGTCCGCTCAGTATAACAGCACAGCATACAAACATAATGAGTCAGACTGTTAATCTCAAGACGGCAGGTGGTGTTACTATAACAGGGCCACTAAAGGTTGTTGGTGGTGCTACTTTTGAAGGTGGAGGTGCATTTAAGTCAGGAGCTACCGATACGTTTACTGCTGTGGGTGGTAGGGTCGTTACTGTAATGAACGGAATTATCACATCCGTCACTCCGGCATGAGGAATAATAATGGCTATTGAAAATAAATTATTAAAGATTGAAAGGGAGCTCCAAGAAGTCGTGCGTCTGTCCAACCTTGGGGCACAAACTCTCGTTAAGCTGGACCTCAACTATACGGACCTAATCATACGAGACAACAAAGGTGTAGAGCAAGCAAGGTATGAGAATGCAACTCGAGAAGATAGAAAGCGCGCTAATGAAGAGGCTTCGTTTTTAGATGAGGAAGCGAACCCAGAAGGTGCGCCTCATACTATCGAAGCAAAGTCCGCCATCACTTTTAAAGAAGACGGTACGCTAGACTTAGGTGAGGCTGCCTTTGGGGTAGAATTCCCCACTGCTGAAATTGAAGCGATGATATACGACATCGAATACTACACGGACTGTGAAAACATTAAACAGATGATCGAGGATCAGAAGCAGATACTGATCGATCAGATTGAATCAAAGGTGCCGGAGTTAGCAAACCTTTCTGAGATCAATGGCTTGATGAGCTTTCCGGGTAACCCGTTAAAGATTCTTAGCTGGGTTAGAAAGGTTGTTAGTAAGTTCTTTGGTCCATATACCCTTGCTATGATCGACCTTGCAATACAGTTGGCATTGTTTGCAAGTGCATTAGCAAGATTGGCCAGCGCTGTAGTCGTTGCGCAACAGAACTTGAAGCTATGCGCACAAGAGATAAAAGAGGATCTCGTTGATGACGTCCTAGAAAAAATTAACACGGAGATAGCAGGCACGGTTGAAACAATCGATAATGTATTGGATAAGATCGATGAAGCACAGAATGAGATTGGAAAAATTACAGGAAAGCAGCCTAACTTCTTACCGTCTAGTTTAGCAGGGGGTGTATCTGGGCTGGTTCAAAACCTAACCGATGAAGCACGGGCAGATATATTGGCGCGAGGAAATAGCGCATCTGGAATTCCCGTGCAGGATAGAACACCGCAGCAGGTACAGGACGTAGCTAATCTTGAACGCCAGAGAAGGCAAGATGAAGTCACCCGCACAGAGCTAATATCTAAGATGGACAATCACTTGGCCGGTGCTATTCCAGGATTGGATCTACCAGCTGCAAAGGCGTTGACGACGGGTGTGGTACCAAAACCAAGCTCGGTGTTAGCATTCAATGCCGATATTAACGAGGTCGTTGCAACACCGTTTGATCAAGACCCTAAGGCCCAGGATGATTTAGACGCAGCTACTGAAGCAATGAATGAGGCACTTGGCTTACCACCACTTGGCTCTGCAGTACCTGGTAATGTTGAAGTGGTTATCGATGGTGCTACATTTACTTTCCAGAACGGCATGTTGGTTCAAGCAACAGGTACTAACAGTGGTACCGGTACTGGCATTTCAACTAACAGTCAGACAAGCACATCTACCATGGCTGGGTTCGTTGGTGCAGAGTGGGACGGTACTGTACCAGCGCATGTTGAGCTGATAACAGGTCTAGACAGAGTGACTCCAGGCCCAGGCGGCCAGGGTCTCCCACATGGCGAAATGGGTCCATATGGAATTCCATCATTCTTGACCTATCCTACAATGAAGTGGTACATTCCAAATGACTTGAAAATAGTAAGTGGTAAATTTAGTGTGCGCAACGATCGTATATTTGGTAAAGGGAGTATAGTTTTTGGACAGCCTGCTGCAGCATATGATCTGTGGCGGGGCACATTGGGTACACAAGTTGTCCGATTCATATTTTGGCTAAGTGCGACACCTGGCGGTACGCCATTGACTAATGCATATGGCACACCGATTGTCAAGGGAAGTGGTGCGTCAGGTGAAGCAATCGATTTTATACAGGGATATGATTTATCTTTAATAAGACAAGATGATCGCGCACAGGGTCAGGGTCAGCTTGGTATTTCGGGAGGTTTGAGAACTGGGGACGCTACCCTACGTGTAAAAACACCCTTCTACGCAACTTCTTCGCAAGATGATAATAGCGTACTATTACCAATTGCAACTAAAACCTTCTTCTTCAATACAGCTCTTGTAAGCGATGCAGATGGAGCAACATATGTTGCGAATGGTACGATACCGGGATCATCCGATTTGGTGCAATGGGTACCAGACCCAGCACAGTTGAGCACTAATGATTACCAGCGATATGTCAGTCTAGCATCGCAACAGCATAGAATTATAGCAGGTGGTTCGATCCCGACCAACGCCGCAAATATAACGCTGACTGATTATCTCGCGGAGACGTTTATCCGTTACAGCACGAGCGCTAACACAATATACAACGGCACCGATATTACGATGGAGTCATTCATCGGTTCTACATGGAGTGGCAGCTATCCTAGTAACACGCAGCTTATTACTGGGTGGCAATATACAGATGGTACCAGTGTAGGTGCAAACACTAACATCGGGTTCGTTAGTCCAACCCCATTATTTCGCAACAAGGCACGTAAATACCCTATACCTACTAGTGGTAAGATATCGACCAGTGATTTTAGTGTTGGATGGGGCGGTGCTGATAGTACTGATTCAGACTTTGATTACACCTACTACTACGACCGTAATAACAGCTCTTTTGATATAACTTGGTCTGCCCCGGATGATAATTTATCGAGAGCGTGGTATGACCTAGACTTAATGCCTGTTGCATGGATGAGTGATACACCGGGCGGTAGTCCTAAAACATTAGTAGACGGTAGTACCGGTAAGGTAATTAAGCTTGAGCGCGCAGGTGCTACGTATAAAGCACAGCAGCTACTATCTACTACTGATTCGTTTGGCAGTGATAGAGCCACGTTACCGATCGTACAGAAAACATTCTTCTTAAACGTAGCGGTAGTATCAGCTAATACAGCAACTAGTCTAGTATCATCGGGCACCGCTCCTGTAGCTAACCAGTGTATATCATGGAGTGTTTCTGATCCTGCTATTGGATATACGGGTAGCGGCGATCAGCACCTAAAGATCGAGCTAAGCAATAGACCTACTGATCGTAGTGATAAAAAATTTGCAAAATAACCAAAGGAAAATAAAATGAGCACTAAAGATATGTTGGACACTCACATTGCAACTCTAGCTAGCGAGTATGAAAAATTCGAAGGCGGTAATAAGGCAGCGGGTACTAGAGCGCGTAAAGCTCTCAGTGAGATTGCAAAGTTGTGTAAACTTTTACGTCTAGAGATACAAGCTGCTAAGAACAGCGATAAATAGAACAAGCTATTGAGGATATCATATGGCGTCATCACCTCTGCTCAAGGATGTTGTCTATTCGGATGTCAGTATTACGTTTACTCCGCATCCTGTTAATGGACGGCTACCAACGCTTTTTAATGCAGAGGCGGTAAAGCGTGCACTTAAAAATTTGTTATTAACTAACTTTGGTGAGAAGTTATATGCACCTGAGTATGGAGGTAATATAAGGGCGCTACTTTTTGAGAACGTATACGATACAGCGTTTAACACAAAGTTACGTAAAAGAATAGAGGTTGCTATACGCAGTTACGAACCTAGGGTTCAAGTACACGATATATCTATTAATTTAAACAACGATGGTAACAGCTGCTTTATTGGTATTACTTTTAGTGTTGTCAATGAGCGCGACCAACAATCACTAACCCTATCGATAGAACGAGTACGGTAATGGCTAATACTTCTCCCATTGTAACTGACGTTGACTTTGATGCTATAAAAAGAAACCTGACTAACTTTTTGTCCGGACAAGCGCAATTCGAAGATTATGACTTTGCTAGTTCGGGTATGCAGGTGATTCTAGATCTACTTGCGTACAACACGTACCATAACTCAATCTATACTAACTTTGCTCACAATGAAATGTTTTTGGATAGCGCATTGGTGAGAGACAATGTAGTTTCCCATGCAAAGTTACTTGGATATACACCGGTGTCTAGTAGAGGTGCAGAGGCTACTATTAACATCAATGTCACTCCTCTAGGCTCTCCTGCTTCAGTACTGATACCCGCGAATACTAGATTTACTACTACGATTGATGGTATCGTATTCTCGTTCAATAGTAAAACCAGCACCACCTTCAATAGAAGTGATGCAGGGACGTATAGTGGCAATATTTTAATTCGTGAAGGAGACTATGCACAAGAGAGTTATGTAACTGGCCCTTCCACAAAGTACCTCCTTAATAACTTAGATGCAGATACCACTACTCTAAAGGTAGAGGTACAGGCTAGTGCATCCAACAACGCTATTACTAGCTATACACTCGCTGATAATCTAAAAAATATCACCGGGGATAGTACGGTATACTTTCTACAGGAAGAGAGAGGTGGTAAGTATGAGGTTTTATTTGGCGATGGCGTGTTTGGTAAGTCTCTGGTAAATGGTAATATCGTACGTTTAAAGTATAATGTGTGTAACGGGTTTATTCCAAACGGTGCTTCATCGTTTGATGGGCCAACATCGCTAGCGGGTAACAGTTCTTTTACTATTACAACAGTCAGTGCAGCCACAGGTGGTCAGTTTCAGGAAACAACCGAACAGATAAAATCTTCGGCGCCGAAGTTCTTTAACGTACAAGAGCGCGCGGTAACTAAAAATGATTACCGTACTATACTTCATAACAATGCTGCAGACCTACAGACTATTAGTGTTTGGGGTGGTGAAGAAAATAAGCCTCCTGTATATGGAAAAGTTTATGTTGCTGCTAAACCTCACGGTGCTCTTACTTTGTCGGAACAGAGAAAGAGTGAGTTGAAGGATATACTTCGAGAACGCAATGTAGTAACGATAGAGCCAGTATTTGTCGATCCGGAATATCTTTATGTGGTACCTGATATTAAAGTAAGATACGTTCCGACCGTTACTCAAAAAAGCGCGGGTACTATTTTGAATAATATCGATACAGTACTCGGTGCCTACAACAGCAGCGTGATTGGACAGTTCTCGAGATCGTTCTTTAAGTTTGCATTCCAACAAGCTATAAACTCAGTTGATAAAGCTATTATTAATATATCTGTTGGGTTGAATATGCAGCGAAGGTTTATTCCAGATACGTCGATTGTCCAAAAATACAAGGTGGCATTTAACAATGCTATCTTTAATCCTCATGCTGGTCACAAGTATGCTGTTAGCTCGTCTTCGTTCTTGTTTAATGGACAAACATGCTACTTTGATGATGATGGTGCAGGTAAGCTAAGGATCTATAGAATTAATCAAGGTATGCGTGTTTACGAGAGCGAGGATGTTGGATCTGTTAATTATGTGTTAGGAGAGGTAGAAATTAATCCTATTCAGTTTTCTACGTTTGCGGGAGACGCAATAAAGATTAATGCTATACCAAGCGAAGAATTTGTTAACGCTTTAAGGAACCAGATTATTTTATTAGCTGATGCTTCTATTACAGTTATAGATCAGTTGTCAGGTAAGACTGAGGCAGTTTCTAGATCGATTTCATCTACCAACTACGCTACATCATCTTCGGACACTGGTGTAGTTGCAACGTCATCAACGTACTAAATGTCTACTAATAACAAAACATCGGTACTCATAGAATCTCAGCTGCCAGAGTATCTGGCTGAGGATGGACCCAATTTAGTTGCGTTTCTCAAGGCGTACTATCAGTGGATGGAAACCAGTGGTCAGGTAACCGAAGTTTCTAAGAATATCTTTAACAGCAAAGATATTGACACTACTAATCTCAGCAAGTACTATCTTCATTTTCGTAGTATGCTTCTTCAGGATTTTCCAGAAGAGATAAGAGCGGATAAGAGACTAGTTACTAAACGCATCATTGATTTGTATCAAAGTAAGGGTACAGACCTCTCTTACAATCTTTTGTTTAGGATACTGTATGGCCAGGATGTACAACTTTTTAATCCAGGCGAATATATTCTAAGAGCTTCTGATGGGCGGTGGACTAAGAGAACTAACATTCAGTTAGGTGCTCCTTTTAGTGGTAACATAGAGAACATTGTTGGTAAAGTTGTTACTGGTCAAACGTCTGGTGCGAAAGGAACTGTAACAACCAGTGTCACAACATTTGAAATTGGGGTAGAAGTAAAGAAGCTAACAGTAAAAGATGTTACAGGAACATTCCTAGATTTTGAGCAAGTGCTATCCGATGACAATATTGGTGGTTTTGTTGTAAGATTAAACGGTCCTCTTGGTGATATCAAATTCGGAACTGTTACTGCTAGTGGAGGTAGTGGACATCAACTTGGAGATACTGTAAGATTTACTAGTAGCTCAGGTTCTGGTGCTAACGGTATAGTAATAAGCACCACCGATACGCCTTCTCCCGGAACTATTACTAGAATCAGAGTTCAAAATCAAGGTAGCGATTACAACGCTAACCAGCCAGTTACAGTTTCTAACCTTTCTAGAACAGGGACAACCAACGCATCTGGAGATCCAGTTGTTGTAGGTGCTGTTACAGAGAACGGAAGTTACATTGGTACCAAAGGGTTTTTGTCGTGGGATCAAAAATTACATGATAGCTATTACTATCAGGAATACAGCTACGTAATCAAGTCTCAGAAGGCTCTCAAAGTATACAGGGATATAGTTAGAGATGTACTTCATCCATCAGGTACTAGAATGTTTGGCCAGATGGATTTCAGTAATAACTTGGATGCAACAGGTCTTAGTGTAGAGTCTGTATTCTCAAGTAACCTGCTACGAGTTGTTTCTATATCTCCAAACACTGTGTTTGGTCTCACTACGGTTCTTGCACCGGAAATTGATATTGCTGATGGAATAGGACCAGACACTACAATAGGTTCACCATCAGTGCTAGTGGTAGCCAATGGGTTTATCTATATTGCTAACAACAATATTATATCGTCCTACTTGTCAACTCAGATATCTCAATTGTTGAGTCAGCCGGTTATTATAGGCACAGCAAAAGTTGTACAGGGCGATGGTGGATTCGACTTTACTACATTCTTGAATAGTGGTGCTACCGTTGAAATACAAGATATTATACCTGGTGGTACTGGCAACACGACCTATATAGTTAATACTGTATTCAGTAACACTACGTTTACTCTCAACACTGATTTTGTTGGATCTACTACATCCAATGCAATATTCAGATACACCTCATAACGTGGGTAAGTTAAAATATGCCTGAATTATTAAGTAAAAAGTTTAATGTGCATACAGCACAACAGTTCAAGGAGGGTTTCGATGAGTCAGATCCTTCCAACATGTATTTGTTTTATTCGCGTATTCAGCCGTGGGAAACCGAAACTAGTCCAGCTACGTTGACAGACACGTTGGTTACCGATCGTGAAACGTGGCGTGGGATGACAGCGCTTAAAAAAATATCTAACAACAACATTACACTTTCCGTAGATAAGAATGATTGGGTAGCCAATACTGTATATACTGAGTACAGCGATCGTAACCCTAATTTGGCTGATAGTAATTTTTTTGTAATCACCAGTAACAACGAGGTATACAAGTGTTTGTTTAATGCTAATAGTGCTAAGAGTACTATTATTCCGACAGGTAGATCTACTTCTGTAATTACGACCAGTGATGGGTATAAATGGAAATTTATGTATGATGTCTCTGATGCAGATATGAACCGGTTTGGAGGTTTAAATCATATTCCCGTAAAGACTCTTATAACTAATGATGGAAGTGCTCAGTTTCAAGTTCAGCAAGCAGCTGCTAATGGATCAGTACCAATCTATGAAGTAACTAATGGTGGTTCTGGTTATCTAGAAAATAAAGGAACAATAGTAGGTGTAACAAATACTACGGCAATTACTATTGCGAATACGGCAAGTGGTACTGACAGCGTATATAATGGATCAGCTTTGTATATCTCTAGTGGTGCTGGAGCTGGCCAACAGAGTATTGTTACTGCGTACAATGCTTCTTCTAAATTACTTACAGTAAACACAGCTTTTGCAGTTTCACCTAACACTTCTTCAACTTACCACATTGGACCTAGGATAAATATAGTGGGTGATGGTAATGGTGCAGAGGCGTATGCTAATGTTGTGTCCGGAGCTGTTTCTAAAATTACAGCTATTAACGAAGGGAGTAGTTACTCAAGGGCTAGAGTAGTAATTTCAGCTAACCCATCATTTGGTGCTAATGCAGCAGCGGTTACATACCTGCCAGATGTTGGGGGCCATGGAGCTGATCCAGTAAATGAGTTGTTTGGAAAAAATGTTACGCTTAATATTGAGGTAGAAGGAGCAGAAGGAGGTTTCTTCCCTGCCAATAATCAGTTTAGGGTTTATGGTATTATCAAAGACCCAACTGTGCTGAGTACTGGGAGCGTAGCTACGGACCTGAGATACAATCAAACATTAAGATTGGGTGTTAGCTCTGTAAGTGGAACTTTTGCTGAAGACGAGTTTGTGTCTGGTGGATCATCCGGTGCAAGGGGCAGAATAGTTTATTTTGCAAATAGCAACCTTGCTTCTACTGAGGGCACGTTGTTTTTAGCATATAGCTCTGGTTACTTTTCAAACAGTGAAACTGTAACCGCAAACTCAACTGGAATTACAGCTACAGTTACATCGATTACTAGACCAGACCTTACTCCTTTTAGTGGAAGGATCCTATTTACAGTTACACTACAACCCGTAGAGAGAGTAGACGCGCAAACAGAAAACTTCACGATTACTGCGAAGTTTTGATAAAGAGAAACAAACATGACTGCTAATAACAATCTAGTAACAAACTTTAACGTAGATCCTTACTACGATGACTTCGATGAAACTAAAAACTTTCATCGAATTCTCTATCGACCTGGATTTGCGGTTCAAGCTAGAGAGCTTATTCAACAGCAGACCATTCTTCAAAATCAAATCCATCGATTTGGTAATCATATTTTTAGAGATGGTTCAGAAGTATCGGGAACATCTGAATTCTTAGACCAAGTAGGTGTGTTTCGTTTAAAGGCGACTTACGGCGGTTCTACTATAGACGTTTCGTCTTTTGAAAACAAGTTTGCGCGCACCAGGGGTTCTGAAGAGCTGTATAAAGTTAAAAAAGCGGTACCTGCTGCGGGCGGAGATTTTGCTCACATTTACGTGCAGTACATCCAGCAGGCTAATACTACGTCTAATTCAATTGTTATTGAAAGTAGAGTATCTAATAATGAAGTTATTGACTTTAGCTCCTCTTTTGTAAATGCCAATAACGTGTTTACTTCCAATGCGGGAGCAGCTCAAATCCTGGCTACAGGAGACACGACAGTAGCAAAGAGGCCAGTAACTAGAGGATTCTTATATTCAGCTGATGAGTCGATACATTACCACAAAGGGCTATTCATTAGAGCTCCAAAACAAACTGTTGCCGTAGCAGCCAACATATCCCATACAATGAGTATTGGATATACTTCTACAGAGACACTGGTTACAGCTGATACCGATGGATCTCTTACTGATCCTGCTAGGGGTAGCTATAACTATTCTGCTCCCGGAGCCGATCGACTGAAGGTTGACCTTACGTTGACAGCAAAGATCCTCGATGATGTTGCGGCTCCACCTCTAACTTCTAACAACTATTTTGAGGTAGCTAGAGTACAGAACGGAAGATTTATTAGCAAGAGGTCTACTCCCGATTACAACATGCTTGGAGACGTTCTTGCTAAGAGGACGTTTGAGGAATCAGGCAACTACTCAGTAGAAGGTCTTAATCTAGTAGTTGCAAATACTGATTCTGCGTCTTCTAATCTTGCAGTAAGGTTTTCTCCTGGTACCGCTTATGTAAAAGGTTATCGAGTAAGGATCCCTAGCAACAGAGATATTCCTCTTCCAAAAGGAAGACAAAAAGATACAGTTACCGAACAAAATATTCAGGCTTTGTATGGTAATTATATTGTTGCAAACACTCTTGCTACAGGATTAATGGGTGTCAACGATAGGGTTGAACTCCATGACAACGACACTCCTAGCGCCAGTACTAAAGTTGGTGAGGCTCATATAAAAAATATTGAATATTATTCTGGAACAGAGGATCAAAGAACATACAAGGTGTTCCTTTATGATATCAGAGTTACAAGTGGAAATAGAAACTTCAATCATGTAAAAAGCGTAATCAAAGGAACACATTCAAGTATAGACTCTAGATTCTCAGTACACACAGATTCAGTAACCTCATTTGAAAAAACTGGTACAATTACTAGTGCGTGTACTGACGTCAGACTAACAAGCGCCGCTGGTGTCAAAGTTGGCATGGCAGTTATTAACAATGCGTTTGTATCTAACACGTTTGTTAAAAGTATTACGTTTGATACTGTATCACTATCAAGCGCTGCCTCAGTGTCTAATACTGATTCTACCATTACCTTTGAAAAACTTAATTTAAATGATCAAGACTTTAACCGTTCTTATTTTTTGATGCCTCATACAAATGTTGCTAACACAATTAACGTAGATTATAGGTTTAAAAGAAAGTTTAGTGCAGTATCTTTTTCAAGTGGTTCTGCTATTATCCAAACAAACGATGGCACCGAAAGATTCCCTTCTGGGGCTGGATCATTAGCAAACGAAAACTTCATTGTTGTTATTAAATCTGGCGGTACGGGCGGTGTACCTACTGGTGCCGATGTTGATATGAATAAAGGTAGTCGTAGTGTAACTACACCTACCGCCACACCAGGCAATCCAGCTTCAGCTACTATTGACGTAGACGAGGCTGGTTTTAATGGTACAGCAGATATTATTGCTGCAATTGACGTTACTGACGATACGCGTAGAGTAAAAACTAGAAACAACGGAACTACAAAGACGTTTGAAGGTGGATATCCATCTTCAGCCACTAAGCTGTCACTTGGATACGCCGATGTAATTAAGATTAACGCAATTTACGAAGGTAACTCGTCTTTCGTTTCTTCTAACACATCTCAAGTAATTAGAGTACATGGCTCCAATACTAACATTAAGTTGGTAACAAGTAACTTTGTTTTTGACAATGGACAGAGAGACTCGTTCTACGACCATTCGACAATTCAAATTAAGCCCGGTCTAGCGTCTAACACTAATCAAATTTTAGTTAGCTTTGATTATTATTCTCATGGTGGTGGTCGCGGGTTTTTCTCAGATAAAAGCTATCCAGATTATACCACGATACCAACATACAGAAATCAGCAAGGTCAGACTATACATTTAAGGGACGTTTTAGATTTTAGACCAACTCGATCGGCTAATAGTACCTCAAACACATACATCACAACCAAGTCGTTTGGAAATCATCAAATTATTGATTCTCAAACCTTCGAAGCTGAAGCTGATTATCAGTACTATAAGAAAAGAGTTCATAAAGTCTCTTTAGATCAACATGGTGAGCTTGTTTTGTCTTCAGGTGAGTCTGCTCTTAATAACCCACCTATTCCTTTCACTGACAACGACACTATGCTATTGGCTACTTTCTTTGTCAACCCATATACCTATGATGAAACGGATTTGAAAGTCAGGTTAGAAGATAATAGCCGTTACACAATGAGGGATATTGCAAAGATAGACAAGCGATTAGAAAATCTTGAATACTACACTTCTTTGAATCTACTTGAAAATAAAATTGCAACTCAGCAATTTGTAGACACTGAAGGTGAGACCAGGTTTAAAAACGGATTTTTAGTTGATCCGTTTAAAGGTCACTCTGTAGGTAATATTTTTGATCCTGAATATAAGGCTGCTATAGATCGTTCTCGTCAGGTAATGAGACCAACATTTACTAGTGATTCGACTCCTCTAGTGGCTCAAGCAGGGGCAGGACTGTCAATTAGTAGTAGCGGTATAGTTACGCTACCATTTACAGAGACTAATTTCATATCACAGACAATCGCATCGTCTACCATTAATGTAAATCCTTTCCAGGTGGTGTCGTTTGTTGGCCACGTTGAGCTCAGACCTTCATCAGACACGTGGGTAGATACTGTAAATGCTCCTGCTGTTGTTGTAAATGATGCTGGAGACCTTGATCACTATCGTTACTTAACATCAACCGTTGGATACGAGTATGGTGATTGGCAAGCATCTGGGGACTCTGTACATAACGAAACACCAACCACGATAACTGGAAACTATGCTGGTTCTAATGATGATGGTGGCGTATACGGAACAACAATTACACAGCAGGGTCGACAATCAAGAACAAAAGTAGAGGTGCAAGTTCTAGAGGATGTTTCTACATCTACTCAACTAATCAACAGTGTTTATTATCCATACATGAGATCAAAGAAAGTTACGTTTAATGTAACTGGTGCTAGACCAAATGCGCGATTGTATCTGTTGTTTGGTGGAGTTAATATTAGCGACCACATGGCTCCCAATAGCTTGACCTCATCTAGACCAGAGCAAGTAATTTATAGCACTGATGCTACCAGAAGCGTAGTTACAGACTCGTTTGGAAATGCTTCGGGATATTTCTGGGTGCCAAATCCAAATCAAATATTAAGCAAGGCTGCTTTTGATGCGAATCCAAACGCTGCAGTTTTGCCTGATTTGTCTAACACGTCTAATGACGACAGACGATTTGTTGCTGGCACCGTTGAGGTAATTTTTACAGATAATCATTTGAACCCACAATTTTCTACTTCATACTGTACAACTACTTTTAGTTCGCGAGGAAGAACTGATACTTATCAAACCACCACTACGATGACCCGTAGATATCAAACAGTGAGGAAAGCAGATGGGTTTGTCACTTCATCTCAAACCACTAACGCGTTTTTCCTAGATTCAACACAAAACGAATCAGATGTTTTGTCTTCAGTTGATACCAGTGGTGCTTCCAGTGCGCAGGTTAATAATGCTACAACAATTATTACAGCTACCTACGAACAGCACATTAATAGAAGACCTGATGTTGCTGGGTATAAGCACTGGGTAGAAAAGTTTAGTAATGGTGACTTCGGAGACCCTGCAGACTCATCAACATTGATAGCATTGGGCGCAGCTATCGTTACAGCTGGTATGAACAACGCTAACGATCCAAACATAAATTGTGAGTTTGGTAATGATCCGGTTAGTCAAACATTTACAATACCTGCCGAATTCTATCCAAATGGTATTTTTGTTAGTTCTGTAGACATCTTTATGGCACAGAAAGATAACAACTTACCTCTACACGTTGAGCTTCGGCCAACCGTCAACGGATTTCCTAGTGCAGATGAATCTATTCCTTTGTCACGAGTATCATTAAATCCAAGTGCTATTAATGCCAATGCCACTACACCTACAGCTACTAACGTAGCATTCAAGGCGCCAATTCACTTAGCACCTGGAGAGTATTCTGTTGTGTTACTAACAGACTCTCTAGATTATATTACCTATATCGCTACTATTGGTGAAGAACGACTTGATGGTACTGGTCTCGTTACTCAACAGCCCACTCTTGGTTCTTTGTTCAAATCCCAAAATGCAAGGACATGGACACCAGTCCAAGAGTCTGATCTAGTGTTTAGATTAAAGAAAGCATCGTTTACTAAAGATACCAACTTTAGTATAACAATGTCTTCTAATAATATCGGGCGCGCTGCATACAGTGCTAATACTTTATATGCTAATACGTCTGGTCAATACGATCTAGCCAATATAGTAATGCCTAAGTATGATAACCTTTCGCCACTGAAATCGTCTTATGAGATAAAAACTAAAGGTGTAGGGTTGTCTGTTGGACCATTTGAAAGGGTACTTCCTAATCAAGACTTGGTTTTTCCAGCGTCGAAGGAAATAGTAAACAACAACGACCTGCAAGTCAAAGTAACCTTTGCTACCAATGATGCAGACATTTCGCCATACTTCGACCTTGACAGCTCTGCTGTTACTTTGGTGAAAAATGTAATTAACGCACCTCCATCTGGAACTTTTGTAGCAGAGACAGAACCAACTAACGGTTACGCGTTGGCCAGGTATATTACCAGAAAGGTAACTTTGGGTCAAGGTCTTGATGCCAGGAGCCTAAAAGTAATCGTAGACCAAAATATGCCCGAAGGTTCATCGGCTGAGGTGTACTACAGAGTTATAAATAGTGAGGATGAAACTAATTTTGACGATCGTCCTTATGTGTTAATGAGTAGGAAGCAAGCTACAGTAGCTACAAATCAACAAGTTGCTAGTTTTAATGAGTATGAATATTTTGCAGATGACATCACCTACACTCAAGGTAATGCATCGTACGACAACTTTAACGGGTTTAGTATAAAAATAGTCATGTACTCGACGTCAACGGCCGCTGCTCCTTCTTTCCGCAACTTTAGAGCTATAGCATTCGCATGAGCGATACAGGAGTAAAGGTAAAGGATCATGATGATTTAAGAAGAGATCCTCATAGTAAGGCAATCGTAAGCGTGGACAAGGAAGAGTATAGAGCTTATCTGAACCGAAAGCAGAAAAACGAACGACTTGTCCACCTAGAAAATAAAATGTTTGATCTACAAAATGATATTAGTGACATTAAGAATCTGTTACAACAAATAGTAAATTAGGTTAGAGGTAACTAATGGCACTTTCATTAGCAAATGTACAAGTATCTGATACGTTTCAGACGTGGTTTACTCGCACAAATGAAATTATAGATGCTGCATTTCCAGCTAGTGGGGGTACTGTTGCTGGTGATTTAACTGTTACTGGCGATGCTACCTTTAGTGGTAATACTACGATAGTTAATAAAACTACCGTATCAACTACCGATGCTTTATTGCAGTTAGCGTCAAACAACGAATTCACTGATATTCTAGACATTGGATTTTTTGCTCATTTTAACGATGGTACAGGTGGTGTAGGAGCAAATAACCACACAGGATTAATAAGAGACGCTGTAACAAAAGAGTATTACTTTTTTTCAGAATTTAAAACTGGAGATGAACTAACTACTAACATTGATATAAATCATGCTTCGTTTAAGCTCGCTAATGTTAATGTCAAAAAGATTACATCAACTACAGGTTCATTTACTACTGTAAGTGCTAACACAATATCAGTATTAAACACTGTAACAGCTAATACAGCTGTATTTACTTCAAGTGGTGCGATAACGTTGCCTGTTGGTAATACTGGTCAACAGCCTGGTTCACCTTCCACAGGTATGATTCGATTTAATAGCGACAACAACACGTTAGAGCTATATAATGGATCAAGTTTTACAACAGTCGGTGGCCAGAGCGTTGGTGGAACAGCGGCCGGTGTTGACTTAGTATACTTCTTAGCATCGTAGAGGATCAATAAAGGAAAATTTAATGGCCATTGGAAGACTAGCAACTGTTAACCCGCCTGCAGAAAATGGAAACACTGTTTATCAGGTGCCGGCGTCTCACTATAGTTCTGTTAGTATAAATATACTAAATAGAAGTGGATCGCCTACATCATACAGGTTGGCTATTCTGGAAAGTGCAAGTACATCACCTTCCACTTCAAACTATCTTGAATATGATATTGTTTTAGATGGTAATAATTTTGTAGAGAGGACCGGATTAGTTTTAAGTGCTGGTCAAAAAGTGTGGGTGAGGTCACCTACTTCCTCTCTTGCTATAAATGTATATGGGTATGAAACTCAAGAATCTTAAAGGTAAAAAACGATGACACAATTTGCATTTGTTACATATGAACCCACTTCCGGACTTTTAAAGTCAGTTGTGGTAAGTCCACCCATGAATCTTGAGACAGTTGTCGACACTTACTGCGAGAACCTCCAGGTGGTAACAACTGGTACAGACGAGGAGGGACAGGAGCACGAGATTGAAATTCCTGTGATCTCTCCGTCCATGGGTGGAATCTCAGCTAAAATTCAAATACCCAACGACGACACTGACTATGCTGTGGTGGTAGCAAATGCTGCCAAAGAGGAGCTCAGTAGCGTTGAGGTAGATTTAGTTGATATCGAATGGTCTAACTATCAATTAGCAGTAAACGATACATTGGTAATCTATCAATGCAATCCTAAATTAAATTTAAAAGAAAGAGGTACTGTCGCAGATAATGATTTGTCTACCAATACTTTGCGAGGTTACTTTTTGTTGGATAGCGATGACATTTACGACACAGCTAATACCAGAATAATCGATAACGTCTCTATCGATGTAGATTCAGATGGTAATGTTGATTTTATGAGTTTTCTTGAAGGCAAAAAAATTATATCCACTGATGGTGTGCTTTCTTTGGCAACCATTGAAGAGTAGTTAGGGGGGCCTGATGGCTAGGTATACAGGTAAGCCTGGATCAGCAAGTGTAGCTATACAAGAGATAGCTTCAATAGATTCCAGATATACCAACAGGTGCTTGTATAGCACACCAGGATGCAGTACATTTACGGTACCGGGAGGAGTCAATTCCGTATTAGCGGTAGCCGTAGGACCAGGCTCTAAGGCCTGCGAAGGACTAAAATGTGCTAGATTGCTTTCATGCGCAAATATAGCCGCGACTTTAGAGACTCAGTTTAGAACGTGCTGTTGCGTTGTTAAGACTGGTAACTGTTGTTATCCAGATTGCTGTGGTCAATCTAACACTGTCAATTTTTCTTGTGGTAGTTGGATACCGGTGAATGTCCAAAGAAGGATGTGCTATACTCTATCACTTTGTCCATTTCAGACTTTTAGCTGCAACTGCTGGGGCTCTGGAAATTTATGTTGTAGCCAGGTATGCTTCTATCATATGGCTTGGGGAGACTATGTTTATCAAAAAGTACCTGGGGGCATGGGTGGCGGCTATTCGGAAAAGGTAATTTCCGTTACACCTTCACAAAGTCTAGATGTAGTTGTTGGTTGTTGGAATTGTATTGATAGTTTTTCAAGTGTGACAGCTAACTCTTCAGTATCAATTTGTGCGACAGGGCCCAAAGTATGCAGATCGTCCACCCCTGTAGTAAACGGACCATATAAGGAAGGCAATGTATTAAATCATTCCTGTCATTGGGAAAGTTTATTAAACGCGGCGACATTGGGCTCCAGTGGTTTATGTGGGTTAACTTGTAAGTGTTGTGGAACAAGAAGTAGGTCTTATAACTGTACATACACTTGGGGATGGTTGAATGATTTCCAGAACTGCTTCGTACCTGGTTGCGGTTATGGTGGTGATATCAACCGCAAAGGTGGTGGAACAGTTTTTAACATTTGTAAAACTGTTACTCAACACGGACAAGATCACCCGGATGGGTTTGGATACTGCGGTGCCCAAACTCCCTGTATCGCACATTGTTTTCACGGTCCCAGCCGAATTTCTTGTGGGGGAGTCTGTTGCGGACCTATCCCCGACCCATGCAACTTACAGTACGAAGCAATAATGTGCACTCACGCACAAGGGTGTTATTCAAAACCATGTTGCTTGGCTGTAACATCCGATAATAGTGCTGTTGGCGGCCGCTGCGGATTTGCCGGCACGTGCAAGGCCAACTTCTATTGCGCATCCCCTGTTGCTCTTGCAACTTGCCACCACCAATTTATTTCTGTGCACCCGTTGCTTGGGTCAGAATGCGTATGTTGGCAAGCTCAAAAATCCGCCATCCATTTTTTTGGGGGTGGTTGCAACTGTCTTAGCCAAACTTGTACCGGCGCTAAGGCAACTTATAGCTTTGATATGTGCCTTTCGACAACTCAAAAAATCTTGGGTTCAGGAGGAGGTATTACGTACTTCAACTGTGCACCGTGTGTGGAAAATCAAGCAAACACTCCAGGATACCTTAACATCTTTTCCTTGTGTAACTGTCAAGCGTGTCCTGGCTGTTTCGGGTTTGGTGATCATAATTTTTCAGGTCTCATGATAAAAATCGAGCAAATCTCACATGCTCAATCGTGCTCTTATACAGATTGTACGTGCGCTGGAACGATGTACCCTGCATCAAACTATATTCCAAACAGTAGGATGATTTTAAGTAATAGCCTTGCAACCGCGGACGAGAGAACCTATAGATTTGGAGGTAGTTCCGCTGGAAATTATTATTCAAACGGTGTAAACAGCACATCTGATGCAACATATGGACAAGCTGCAACTGTTGATTACAACCACTCTCTAGATTTCCAAAATTTGAACGATAACAGTGCTGCGTTCCAGTGTTTTGATCATGTTACTTATTGCAACGCTGAGTGTGGTGGGTCATCTGCATGGTATTGCAAACGTGCAAACGGATGCAGCGCGCGGGGTGGTTATGCCGCAAATAACTTTACCGTGGCCAATGGTGAGGAGTTGTATGACAATGAATTTTTTGGAAAATTTTATTGTAACTGTTGTAAGTGTGGTGGGTGTACATCTGAGGTACCTTATCTTCCTCATTTCCCAGGTCCCTGCGCAGATACTGGAGGGCTGGCACAGGCGTGTGGATGTTTTTGCTTCACGGGATGTCATTATGGACTAGGCCGTTGCGCGTCGACCACTAGTTTTCCGGGCCACATTTATGCACCGCATCTAAATCCTCAAACAGTAAGAGGTTTCGAATCAACAGCTGCCGTCTGTTGCTATGATAGATTTAGCTGTCATCATGCCGGCGACGAAATAATGTGTGGATATGAATTCTTTTTGGATTGTTATTGCTGTGATAATTTTGCTGTAAAACAAAACCTGTACTTTCCTTTTCCAATAGCTGGTGGATCTGGATATGGCCACCCATTTGAAAATCCTTTAAACAACCTTAAAGGAGATCACAATGTAGTTTTCTCAGCTCACAAACTCTATCCATCGACAGCAGGTCAAGTATATGGGTACTTCAATTGTGGTTTAAAGACAGCCTCCGGCAGCACGCCGCCGACCATGACCTGCTCGCCGTATCTTTGGTGTCAAGTGGGGATTGGATGTACTTGTATTGGTCATCCCGATAGCGGAAGATTTGTACCTCCGCAGTCTACCTTTAAATACTATGCAAATACGATCTATGCTGGGCATCCTGTTAGATGTACAGTAGATGGCTGCGCGGTTCGACCTTGTGTATTGAGCAGACATGATTTATCTTCGGTTGTTTTAACAATGAAGAATGGATGTTTGTGTGGAGCTGGATGTACGTGTTGTGATGGAATCTATTGTACTTGGACTGCTCCTAGTGTCACTCAATACGCTTTAACAGGATGTAGTCACAACTGTGATCAATCATTTTGTATAAGCGAAACCCACAGAATCAGAGCTGGCGTCGACGATAAAGCGTATTGGTGTAACAATTTGTACTGGCCACACTGCCAGTGTTACAATGCTTTAACAGCCAATACAAATGATAATTTCCATAACTGTACAGGAGTAAGCTGCGGTAAGAACTCCAATCCTTTATTAAGTACATTTGATTTTATCTGTATTTGGCAGACATTCAAAGGTAACGACGACCAAGGTAAACCGTGCATAGGAATGGCTTCAGCCATGTCCGATGGTTATGCCAATGCTCAAGTTTACCTGCATGCGGATAACCGGGCTTTCTGTAAAGAAATGCTCGGGCCAAATATGATGCCGTTTTCCCACAGAACTATACCATTTCTAGTTGAAGGTCATTGTGGATGGGATAATACTTGTTACTTGTCTAATACAGGATACTGCGCGTTTAGAACTCCTGATAAAGTTACTATATGTGATTCGGATTTTTACTATCAATTTATTCATAATGTATGCATAAACACCAGCTGGTGTCAAAAATTATGTCATCAAACATTTTGCATGTGTTGCGCTTGCTGTAATTTCACAACAACCATGTTCATGCACACTCCGACCTGTTTAACTAGAACACCTACTGGCGGATCTGCAACACATATCGAAGAGCTCGAGGCTCAAGGTGGTGCTGGTACCGGTACTGCTGGTAATTGGTCAAGTACAACCGGTGGTACTGGCGGTGTAATAACCGATGTTGCTGTTACCACTAAAGGTACGGGATATAAATCTACACCGTTTATATGTGTATCAGGTGGTGGTGGCGGTACAGGTGCTGTATTAGAACCTATAATGCATTTAATAGCAAACAATACTGTTTGTTGCGCGGGGACGACCGCGATGGCACCTGGAGTTGGTTTTGATACGGGATGTGTAGTTGGAGTAAGGGTGGTTTGTGGAGGCACAGGTTATACTTGTGCTCCTACCCTTACAGTGTGTGGCGGTGGAACATCTACATCTAATCCTATTACTCAAGCCACATTATCTGCTACTGTATCGTCTTTTGTTGCGAACAAGAGCTTTGGTTCTGGTGGTGGATCTATTGAAGGTAATAATCCAACTGACGTTAGTGTTACAGATACTACATCATTGGTGTCCGTTGTGCCAGGTAGAGGTGGTAAAGGTTGTGAGCCACCGAATGTGCCTTATTTTAGTTCGTATCCTGGTATAGAAACAACCGTTACTGATCCACCTGATCCATCTGCGTTTGTAGGTGATGCTGCTACATCCTGTGATTGGTTTGATACTAAGCAGATTCGCGGTTCTGGCGGTAACGGCTGCTTTACTTCGGGAGCGTTTGGATCTATAAGCACTAGCAATCCAGGACCTGGTGGTGGTGGTGCGGTAGGCTGTGATTCCATTGGTAATTTGATCGGCTGTGGTGGCGTGCTTGCTGGAGGATCTGGATGCGGTGGTACCGGTGGTTATGGTGGTGGAGCCGGGTATGGTGGTACACCAGGAAACGGATTAGTAGTAATTTACTGGAACGCTTGATCTTTACAGATCTTTAGTGTAATATGTCTGTTCAAATAGCCGGAGGTTTACTCCGGCTATATATTATACTGGTCTGTTCAAATAGCCGGAGGTTTACTCCGGCTACATATTATACTGTTGAATTGTTGACTTTTTTGTACTGTTACATATTGGAGTTTCCATGCGAAGAAAGATTTTTTATATTGATGGTGGTGCCGGCCGTGTTATTGCATCCATCCCTGCCTTAGAAAAATACCACAGACTTAATCCCAACACCGACTGGGGTGTGATGATTGGTGGATGGGACTCGCTTGTATGGGGCAATGATCTACTTCAAGACATTACCTTTAATCCGGATACTAAAGGTATCTTTGATCTGTGGGTTAAAGATTCTGATATTGTTACTCCTGAGCCTTATCGTGTAAATGGTTACTTTAACCAGGAGTTGTCATTAGCAGAAGCATTCGATGAGCTTATTAATGAAACTAGTGATCATTCGGATTTAGAACCTCCTAAACTTTATCTTAATAAGAATGAAGAAAAGACTGCTGCAAATGTAGTAGCAGACATGAAGCAACAACAAGGTGACAAAAAATACACCGTAGTAATTCAGCCATTTGGTAGAAGTGCTAGAGTAGATCGAGAAACTATTATTGATGATAGTTCGAGATCTTTAGATCCCGATTCTTATTTAAGATTAGTTAAAAACCTTTCTCAGAAATGCAACATATTACTTTTTGCTGAGCAGGACTATTTCTTACAGCAAGACACCTATACTTTTAAAGTAACTATGGATTTACGTGGTTATATGGCATTGATTGAAAGCAGTGACTATTTTATTGGGTGTGATTCTGTCGGTCAACACATGGCGCGAGGATTTAACAAGCCTGGAAGTGTGTTTGTTGGATCTACGTTTGCTATCAATACTTCGTATCCCGATTATTTCAATATTATTGAAAGAAATGAAGGTAAGAACAAAAAGTATTCGCCTATTCGAATAGCTGGACTTGATAGTCATCTTGCTGACAGAATTAATGATACTTGTATGGATTTTACTGAAGATGAAATTGATACTATCAGTAAAGACATTTTGAATGACATTGAACTTAAGGTAGGTAAGTAATGAGTTATAATATTCTTGCAATTAATCCAGGTCATAACGGATCAGCAGCTTTAGTGTGCGATGGTGTGTTGCAATTTTATATCGAAGAAGAGCGTTTATCGAGAAGTAAGTACGATGGTAACCCGTTTCGGGGAATGTTAGAAGCTATCGTTAACATGCCGATACACGAGCTAGTTATTGCTGGTACTGGTCAGGAAGATCACAAATTACCTTGGACAGGTGAAGATTCCTATACGGCTCTTGTTCGTAAATTTAATCCAGAAGTTAAGGTTACAAAAATTGGTAACGAACATCATCTGGGGCATGCAGCTGCAGCTTTTTACAACTCTGGGTTTGAAGAAGCTATTGCTATTGTTGTTGATGGAGCAGGGTCTTTGCATAAAAGAAAACCTGACCCTAAAAATAGTCCAGAATGGGAAGTAGAAGGATATGAGGCAGAATCAATACTTGTGTGTAAATATCCAGCAGATTTTGTAACTGTATACAAAAATTACGGTCACAATGAACAACATAGGTTTAACATGAATGGTATGGTGTTCGACAACGCCGTAACGATCACCAAGGCATATGAGGCTGTGTCACAATATCTTGGCTTTGGATTTATTGAAGCTGGTAAAACAATGGGACTCGCTCCATACGGTAAAGAAGACAAAAACATTCCTTCCTTATTTTTTGGTGGCAGAGGATCTAAGGATGTGTTTATACCACAATATCCAGCTGGAGCCTTTATTGACGAGGCTAGAATTCCATCATTGCAGCGAACAGAGGATCCATCTGTCTGGCACAAAGATCCGAGCAAGCTACCAGAAATAGCAAAGAACCTTGCATTTGCTATCCAACGAGATACCCAGGAGCAAATTCTTCATTTAATTAAACAAGCTACTGAGGTAACAGGAATTAAGAACGTGGTCCTTGCAGGAGGATACGGATTAAACTGTGTAGCAAATTACTATTACCAGAGACAGCTACAAAAATCCGACATTAACCTGTACGTGGATCCAGTAGCTCACGATGGTGGCACTGCAATTGGTGTAGCTAAAATGTCTCATTATATAAACAGCTCGTCAAAAGATATTATGCCTCAGGATACATTGTATCACGGAATTCCGTATGATACTAAAATAATCGAGCAGGGTTTAGAAGGTCATGATGATCTTGAAATTACTAAAGTTAAGCCTAGTGATGTAGCAAAATTAATTGCTGAACGCAACATCGTGTCTATCTTTCAGGGCAGATCTGAAGCAGGACCTAGAGCTTTAGGAAATCGATCAATCCTGTACGATCCAACCGACCCAGAAGGTAAGGATTTTGTAAACGTAGTTAAGGGCCGAGAGTGGTTTCGGCCGTTTGCAGGAACGGTACTACTTGAAAATGCCAACGACTGGTTTGATATGGCAGGACTTGAAGAGTCGCCTTTCATGATGTATGCAGTTGATGTGTTGTTTGATAAGAAAGATAGCATCCCAGCTATCACTCATGTAGACGGTACATGTCGCATTCAAACAGTTACCAAAGAACAAAACAAGCATTACTACCAATTAATCGAAGAGTTTAACAAAATTAAAGAAGTGCCTATTTTGTTTAATACCAGTTTTAATCTTGCTGGTGAGCCGTTGGTAGAGACCATTGAAGATGCTTTGAATACACTCAGGAAGTCAAAACTGCAATATCTTTATCTGCCAGAATTAGGCAAACTTGTAAAGTGCGAGACCTACATAGAACCCGAGGAGCCTAAAGAGGTAGAGGTACCTGAAGATGCAGATGAAGTAGATGACAATAATCAGGAGCAAGAGGCAGAAGATTAACAGGATAGCCCCTTTAAAGGGGCTTATTTCAACTGCTTAGCAAAGTCTAATAAGTTCTCGTACACCTTAGTTTTCTTTTTTATTTTCTCAGCTGAAAACTTGTTTAGTTGTTCAACAGTATCGGTGCCATATCCAGTTTTTACTAATATTGGTTTGGCACCTATCTTCATCGCTGCTTTAAGATCCGACATCTTATCACCAACATAAAAGCCGCCCTGCTTGAATTTAGTTTTATTCAAATAAAACTCTTCTTCTGCTCTATGAAACATTCCAACGTTAGGCTTTGCATAGTAATCTTCTTTCAGTGATGTCTCAGAGTACAAAAGACCATCTATACTAAAAATACCTGCCTCTCCAAATTGCTTAAGCATAAAATCATGAATAGCATCTACTTGAGCTTGCGTCTGTAGTCCTTTAGCTATTCCGCCTTGATTGCTTAGTATGACCACTTTATAGCCTTTCAATCGAATTGTACGAATAGCTTCATAAGCACCTGGTATTGGCTCCCATTCACTGATATCAGTTAAACCATACCCTTTATCCACGTTTATAACACCATCTCTATCTAAACCCACTATAGGTTTAGGAAACACTTTAGGCCAAGACAACTGAGCTTGATACATAGCTTGTTGCTGTGCATTCATTGGCTGGTTAAATTGAGGTTGGTTAAGATTTGATCCAGACGAATAAGGACCTAGAAAGTAATCATTGGTTTCGGTGGGGCCCTGAGTTGTGGTTCCTTGCTGGTTTTCTCGAGTACTCGAATACCTACCCATATTTTGCTCCTCTCACACTGTAGGTAATTATCTCATAAGTTTTAGTATATATCAACCTTATAAATAGATTAAAACAGAGGTGATCTATGGCCATCCCAACTTCCAGAGACCAGCTTAAAGAACATTGTTTGCGAAGGTTAGGAAAGCCGGTCGTAGATATTAATGTGGATGACGAGCAGGTAGAAGACCGTATCGATGAGGCTCTTTTGTACTACAGAGACTATCATTTTGATGGCTCGGAGCGAGTACTTCTTAAACATCAAATAACAGCAGCCGATAAAACTAATAAGTACATTACTTTAGATGACTCATACATTGGAGTAGTCGGTGTGTTTGATGTTGGAGACTCTACCCAAACATCCAATCTCTTTAACGTACGATATCAAATTCATTTAAACGATCTATTTGATTTCTCGTCTGCGACCTACGTGCCCTACGTTACGGCAATGAGACACGTCGCTCAGTTAGAAGAAATCTTTGTTGGAAAGCAGCCTATCAGATTTAATCGTCATACAAACAAAGTACATATCGATATGTCCTGGAACGACGTCACCGTTGGCAACTATCTCATAGTAGATAGCTACAAAGTGACAGATCCTAGCACATATACAGACGTGTGGTCTGACAGATGGTTAATGCAATACACTACTTCTCTAATAAAAAGGCAGTGGGGAGAGAACTTAAAGAAGTTTGAGGGTCTCCAAATGCCTGGTGGGCTCACGTTTAACGGTCAAAAGATATGGGAAGAGGCTACCGAGGAGATTAGGCGACTAGAAGACGAAATGATATCAAGTTACTCACTTCCAGTTAGCGATATGACCGGTTGATATGTTAAATAAGTATTTTAACAATTATGGATTTGCACGCGAGCAAGATGTCGTTGAAGACCTTATACTTGAGTCGATCAAGATATATGGGCACGATGTAAAATACCTTCCAAGATCAGCAGTCAAACAAGACAATTTGTTTGGCGAAGATATTCTTTCTAAGTTTGAAGAAGCTATAGATATAGAGATGTACTTGAAGTCTATGGAAGGCTTTGAGGGTGATGGACAGTTTCTTAGTAAGTTTGGTTTAGAGATACGAGATCAGATAGTGCTGACAGTATCTCGAAAGAGATTTGATCAAGTGATTACGTCTCCCAAACTTATGACCGAGGTTGGTTACAATCTTGTATTTGAAGATGGTAACAACAATGAACCAAGTCGACAGTTTCTAACTGGAGATGCGGCAACTGAAGCATGGGTACAGGAGGGTGATGACTACTTAAACACCCTGAACCGTCCTAGAGAGGGAGATCTGATCTATTTCCCTATGATGGACAAGATATTCGAAGTAATGTATGTCGATGACCGCCCTGTACATTTTCAGCTTGGTAGAATGCAGTCGTATGATCTCCGTTGCGAGCTTTATGAGTACAGCAGCGAAGAGATTAGTACTGGCGATAGCACCATTGATGCAGTAGAGGATAACTTTAGCCTTAACACTCTTATACATCAGTTTACGTTAGAAGACGGTTCTGGTATATTGAAGAGTGAGGATGGTGATAGTATCCTTCAAGAGTTTACGATACTAAATGAGGCTTCTGAAGGTGCAGCTTCAATAAACAACAACTTCTTCCAATTTGAAGCAGATTCTGTGCTTGACTTTAGTGAGACCAATCCATTTAGTGAGGTTGATAGGTTCTAATGTTTGGACATACTTACTATCACAGTATTGTCAGAAAGTATATTATCATGTTTGGTACAATGTTTAACGACATTGATGTACAAAGATTTAATACTGCTGGCGAAAGAATCCAAACATTAAGGGTTCCAATTGCTTATGGACCAAAAGAAAAGTTTCTGGTAAGACTCGCTCAAGATCCTAACTTCGATCGCGATGTAGCTATATCACTTCCTAGAATGTCTTTTGAAATTACATCGATGAATTACAACTCCGCTCGTAAACTGCCTTCAACTATTAAAAATGTGTATACGTATACCGATAAAGATATGATGAAGCTTCAGTACACGCCTGTACCCTTTGATATAAACATTGCACTTTCAGTGTTTGTCAAAAATGCAGATGATGGTGTACAGATACTAGAGGGTATACTTCCGTTCTTTACGCCCGAATGGACAAATAGTGTAAACCTCATACCTGAACTAAAGTTAAAGATGGACGTTCCTGTTGTATTTAACGACATATCAACAGAAGATACGTATGAAGGTGATTTCTCAACTAGAAGAGCCCTTATTCATACTTTAAACTTTACTGTCAAAGGATATCTGTTTGGTCCAGTCAGAACTCAGGGTATTATCAAAAGGGTTATTGCTACTACTAATATTGAAGCTAGTTCTGGAAATACAAGTGCCATATCATCAATACTTACTGCCACACCGGGACTTACTGCTAACGGTACTCCAACAACAGACTCCACAATCACATTACCACCAGAACAGATAAGTAGTACTGATAACTATGGGTTTATTGAAGATACGCAGTACTTTAGTGGTGGAACAGATAGTGTCTAAGACAAAACTTGAAAGCAATCTAAACGACTTGTTTGGCATGCCTGAAGATACAGCTAGCATCTCTGAAGCCAAGGGTGAGCTCGCCGCTGTACAACCTAGAAACGAACTAACCAACAGAGAAGGTAGAGACTTCTCAGGTGATATAGATACAGATTACAGATATGCTAGAGAGAATCTGTACGAAATTATTGAAAATGGATCACACGCGCTGCATGAGTTAGTCGAGATTGCTAAATCAAGTGAGCATCCTCGAGCTTTTGAAGTAGTTGCTTCTCTTATGAAGACGCTGACAGATGCAAACAAAGACTTGCTTGAGGTACAAGCAAAAGTCAAAAAGCTCAAGCAAGAAGATAATATACAGACAGGTCCTAATAATGTAACCAATGCTCTCTTCGTTGGGTCTACGACCGAACTACAAAATATGTTAAAGGATAACTTAGAAGATAAGTCTTAATCCGGCTACACCGGCTATTATCCTCGTGTTCCAAAAAAAGTCAACAGCTTATGGCTATAGAAAACTATCTTGGTAACAAAAACCTCAAAAAGGTAGGTGTTCCTGTTGAGTACACACAGGAGCAGGTGCAGGAGTATATAAAGTGCTCTCGCGACCCCATACACTTTATCAAGAAGTATGTAAAGATTGTTCACGTCGATCATGGATTGGTAAACTTTGACCTGTGGCCCTTCCAAGAGGAGATGGTAGAGAAGTTTGGTGAAAACAGATTTGTAATCTGTAAACTACCTCGTCAGGTTGGTAAGACTACTACAGTAGCGGCTTACATTTTATGGCAAGTGTTGTTTAATGAACAGTACAGTGTTGCAATCCTAGCTAACAAACTTGCTCAAGCAAGAGAGATTCTTGGTAGGATACAAAATGCATACGAACACCTTCCAAAGTGGTTACAGCAGGGTGTCAAAGAATGGAACAAAGGTAATATCGAGTTAGAGAATGGATCAGAGATACTTGCTTCAGCTACTTCATCGTCTGCGATTCGAGGTACATCTCAGAACCTAATTTACCTTGATGAGTTCGCCTTCGTAGCTAACAATCTTCAAGAAGAATTCTTTGCTTCGGTGTATCCTACTATATCATCTGGTACTACTACCAAAGTACTAATCACATCTACCCCTAACGGCATGAATATGTTTTATAAGATTTGGGTAGACAGTGAAGAAGGTAATAACGATTATATCAGACACAGTGTGCATTGGTCAGACGTTCCTGGAAGAGATGAAATGTGGAGACAGGAGACTGTAAAGAACACCAGTGAAGAGCAGTTCAGGCAAGAATTTGAATGTGAGTTCCTTGGAAGTACTGCTACTCTTATCGATGGAAGAAAGCTAGCTCAAATCCCGTTCAAGAATCCTATAAAAACCAGTAACGGTTTTGATATTTACGAGAAGCCTAAACCAGATAGATTATATGTAATAACAGTCGACTCTGCTAGAGGTCTTGGATTAGACTATAGTGCTTTTTTAGTATTTGATGTTACAGAAATGCCATATAAGGTGGTGGGTAAGTATAGATCAAAAGAAATATCTCCAATGTTCTATCCAGACGTGATTGTTAATGCAGCAACAACTTACAATAATGCATATGTGTTGGTTGAGCTAAATGATCTGGGTGAGACGGTTGCTAGCATTATTCAACAAGATCTAGAGTATGAAAACATACTATCTACAAGTGTAAGAGGTAGAGGTGGACAACAAGTTGGAGGAGGATTTGCTCATCGTATTCAACTTGGAGTAAAGACAACTAAGACTGTAAAAAGGGTTGGATGTTCACATCTAAAAGATGTAGTGGAAAATGATAAGATCATACTTAACGATTACGATCTTCTTCAAGAACTTAGTGTTTTCATAAATAAAAGGAACAGCTATGAGGCTGAGGAAGGTCACCACGATGACCTTGTTATGTGCGCCGTTTTGTTCTCATGGTTAGTAAGACAGGATTTCTTTATCGAACTTACTGACAATGATATTCGAAGTCGTCTCTATCTGGAAAATCAAAAAATGATTGAAGATGATGTGTTACCTTTTGGTATAGTTGATGACGGTCACGACATATTTGTTGATGATGTAAGTCCTCTAGGATATAGTTATACTCTCGAGGATACTGTAAACCAATAAATTATAAATATACAAAGAATCAACCACGAGGAGATAAAAATGGCCTTCCAGATTTCTCCAGGAGTCAATACCAGTGAAATTGATCTCACAGCTATTGTCCCTGCAGTTCAAACTACGGCCGCAGGATTTGCCGGCCAGTTTCGTTGGGGTCCTGTTGAACAGAGAGTGTTGCTTTCAAATGAAGCCGAGTTAGTAAGTACTTTTCAAAAGCCTAATAGTACGTACTTCTCGGACTTTTTTGTCGCTGCTAACTATTTGTCATATGGTGCCGCACTTCACTTAGTACGTATCAATGCTGGCTCCCTTGCAAATTCAATTACAGCCGGAAACTCATCCGTCACCTTAATTAAGAGTGAAGATGATTACGATAACAATTTTAACAATGGCATTAGTGGTGTAGGTAACTTTGTTGCTCGCTATCCTGGAGCTCTTGGAAACTCTTTGAAGTACTCGCTTTGCCCAAGTAACACTGCTTTTGAATCCACACTTTCTGGTACGTATAAAGCTGTAAATGGAAATAACGGTATTACATTCTCAGCTAACCAAGCTGCAGTTCTTAGCCCAGGTGACCTAATTCAAATAGGCCCTGATAAAGATATCTTTAAAATTAGCACAGTAGCTGCAGATGGTTTATCAGCGGTGCTCGCTTCGTCTTATACAGGCAACACTGTTTTGTCCGAAACGGCTTTGAACCGCCGATGGGAATACTACGACTTCTTTTCTAGAGCCCCAGGTACCTCTCCATTTGCAACCACCAGGGGTGCTACTAATGATGAACTTCATTTAGTAATTGTAGATGAAGATGGAGAGTGGACGAATGTAAAGGGCCAAGTAGTAGAAAGATTTGAATCATTGTCAAAGGCAAACGATGCAAAAACTGATGATGGTTCAACTAACTATTACAAAGAAGTTGTAAATCGAACTTCAAGTTTTGTTTGGTGGACAGCGCACGCCGCAGGTGTGACTAATGCGGGTTCTGCTGCTTCAAGTACTGCTTTCGGTGGTGGAAACACACCTGTCAGTGCTTCATTCATAAGTGGTGCTGATGGCAATGCTGGAACAGCTGGCCAATATCAGACAGCTTACGATATATTTAAGTCGCCAGAAGAAGTTGACATTTCGGTTCTTCTTGGTGGGAAATCCAACAGTGCTACAGCAATTCACCTAATTAACAACATTGCTGAAGTAAGAAAGGATTGTGTAGTTGTTTTATCGCCTGAAGAAGCTGACGTTGTAAACAACACGTCTTATGTTAACTCTGAAGTAGATGATATCATTACCTTTAGGAATACTCTTCCTTCGTCATCATATGCTGTACTGGATAGCGGATTTAAGTACCAGTACGACAAGTATAACGACGTATATAGGTATGTACCGTTAAACGGTGATGTCGGTGGAACTTTTGCAAGGACAGATGAAGTAAGAGATCCTTGGTATTCACCAGCTGGAATCACCAGAGGCCGAATTAAAAACTCTGTTAAACTTTCGTTTAATCCTAATAAGGCTGCTAGAGATCAGCTTTACAAGAACGGTATTAATCCAGTAACTACTTTCCCAGGTGAAGGAACGGTATTGTTTGGTGATAAAACCCTTCTAGCTACTCCTAGTGCATTTGATCGAATCAATGTAAGACGGTTGTTCATTGTATTAGAAAAAGCTATAGCTATCGCAGCAAGACAGAGTCTTTTTGAATTCAATGATGAATTTACCAGAGCACAGTTTATTAATTTGGTTGAGCCCTTTTTGAGGGACGTACAGGGACGGCGCGGTATATCAGACTTCCGGGTTGTATGTGACGACACTAACAACACATCTGAGATCATTGATCGAAATGAATTTGTTGGTGACATCTTTGTCAAGCCTGCACGTTCAATAAACTTTATTCAGCTCAACTTTGTTGCTGTAAGAACTGGTGTCGAGTTCGAAGAAATCGTAGGTCAGTTCGGATAATACAAGGTAGAGGAGAATAACAATGGCTTTTAACGTAAACACCTTTAGGGGTGAACTCAAGCAGGGAGGGGCTCGTCCTTCTCTGTTTGAGATACAATTATTCCAGCCTCAGGGTGGGACTTTGAACGGTGGAGATTTAATTAGTAAGTCACCGTTTATGGTTCGAGCTGGACAAATTCCATCATCATCATTAGGAACTTTAATAGTACCTTATTTTGGCCGCCAAGTAAAGATTGCTGGAAATCGTACGTTTGACGACTGGACAGTAACAATTATGAACGACGAAGATTTCAAGCTTCGTAATGCTATGGAGAACTGGAGTCACAGGATTAACAACCACTCTGAAAATCTGAACGAGTATGGCACCAATCCTGTAAGATATAAAGCTCAGGCTTTGGTTAAGCAATACAGTAAAGAAGGTGGCGTGATTCAAACTTATAAGTTTGATGGTCTGTACCCAGTCTCTGTTTCACCTATTGATCTTGCTTGGGAAGCAGAAGCAATTGAAGAATTTACTGTCACGTTTGCATACGACTGGTGGGAGCATCCTGAGTCTGGTGTAAACTAAAGGGCTATTTAGATGGCTAATCAACTTTTTACAAAGGCCAAGCAGGCTTTGCTGGGCGGTGAGCTAAATCTGTCATCTAATGTAGTAACAATAGCATTAGTGGACACTGGTGTGTACTCTTTTAGTGCTTCTCATGAATTTCGTTCTAGTATACCTAACACAGCTGTGGTATCTACTCAAAATCTAGTAAGCAAGACTATTACAGATGGAGTATTTGACGCAGCTGATGTTACTTTTCCTTTGGTATCTGGAGCAAACTGCGAGGCCTTGATTCTGTATCACAACACTGGTAATGCTGAAGGAGACGGCAGCAGACAATCTGACTCCAGATTAATAGCCTACATAGACACCGCAACAGGACTTCCTGTACTTCCTAACGGTGGCAACATATCGGTCAAGTTTTCTGAAGGTGTTTCTAAAATCTTCGCTATTTGACCCAACCACTGTGTGTGACGGGGTCGATAAATATTTCGACCTCCTTTTTTATTCTCTGAGGACAACATAGTGCAACTTTTCGGATTCAATATAACAAGGGCAGATCAAGAAGAAAAAGAAGATCTGAAAACCTTTGTACCCCCCCAGACAGATGACGGTGCTATTGAGATAGCTCCTGGTGGTTCCTATGGTACTTTTGTAGACCTAGATGGAACTGCTAAGTCAGAAGCTGAACTGGTTTCCCGTTATCGTGAAATGTCCATGCAGCCGGAATGTGATTCAGCTGTAGAAGACGTTGTCAACGAAGCAATTGTAATGGCAGATGATAATCCAATTGAAATTGTATTAGATAATCTTAAGCAGCCTAACTCTATTAAGAACAAGATTCGTGAAGAGTTCGAAACTATTCTTGAGATGCTAGACTTTAGCAACAAGGGGTACGATATCTTTAGACGTTGGTATGTTGATGGTCGAATCTATCACCACATCATCATTAACGACAAAGATCCTCGAGAAGGTATCCGAGAGCTTAGGTACATCGATCCACGTAAGATTCGTAAAGTACGAGAAAAGGTAAAGTCTAAAGATCCTCGTACTGGCGCTACAATTTATAACAAAGAACAGAAAGAATACTACCTGTATAATCCAAAAGGGATTACTTCCTCTGCTACTCAAGGTATTAAGATTGCAGTAGATAGCATTAGCCATATTCACAGTGGCTTAATGGATTCTCGCAACAACATGATCCTTGGTCATCTACACAAGGCTGTAAAGCCTCTCAACCAGTTAAGAATGCTGGAAGATGCAACTGTAATCTATAGACTTGCAAGAGCACCAGAGCGTCGAATCTTTTATATAGATGTTGGTAACCTGCCAAAAATGAAGGCAGAACAGTATCTTCGAGACATGATGGTCAAACATAAGAATAAGCTGGTGTATGACGCTGCTACAGGCGAAGTACGAGATGATCGTAAGTTTATGACTATGTTAGAGGACTTCTGGTTACCGCGTAGAGACGGCGGTAGAGGCACTGAGATAACGACTTTGCCTGGTGGACAAAATCTTGGCGAAATGGATGATGTAGATTACTTCCGTCGAAAGCTGTATAAGTCTCTTAACGTACCGATTACTCGAATGGAAGCTGATAATCAGTTTAATCTTGGTAGAGCTTCTGAGATTACAAGAGACGAGATTAAGTTTAACAAGTTTGTAAAGCGTCTTCGAAATCGATTTACTCATCTATTTGATGGTCTCTTGGAGATTCAGCTTGTACTGAAAGGTGTTCTTTCTCGAGCAGATTGGGAACAAATGAGAAACACCATTCACTATGACTTTAAAGAAGACAATTACTTTTCTGAGTTAAAAGAATCAGAAATTATGACAGAGCGTCTTCGTCTTGCTGGCGAGATCGATCCATTGGTAGGCAAATACTATTCTATGAAGTGGGTTCGTGAAAACATTCTTCGTATGACTGAAGAAGACATAAAGAATGTTGATCAAGAAATTGATGCTGAACGTCAAGAAATGGACGATGAGGGTGGATTAGGTGGCCCAGTAGATTACAAAGCTGGACAACCAGATCAGACCCCGCAGCAAGATCAGCAAGAAAAGTTTACCCCTAAAGCTAAAATGAACGATGATGAAAAGAAACTTGTTGAAAGTATGACTAGATTTGTGGACTCAATGGCTGCAGAAAACATTGAAAATGTGCCATCGCAGGAATAATTTCAACATAACGTATCAGGTCCACTATGCCGTAGTAGTTTTATATCAATACAATTTGTTTTTATAAATACTATCAATCAAGGAGTTTATTATGCCAGAAGTAAAGGACGCAATTGATCAGCTTGCAGCTAAACAGTACGATCAATTTAGTTCTACTGTGAGTGATCTGTTAATGGATCGCCTTAAAGGTAGAATCGATAACGAGAAGTACGCAGTAGGGCAGTCAATTTTTGCAGACGAGTCTGAAGCTGATCTCGATAACGAAGACCAGGTAGATGTAGAACCTGAGATCGACGAATTAGAACAACCAGAGGAGACTTCTGATGAAGAAGTTTAAAGACCTGTTTGAGGATAGTCCAGCTCAGGATTATCAGCCAAACAAGGAAGAGGACGATGAGGTAAAGAAGTACAAGCCTCGGTCAAAAGGCGAAGAAGACTTTGCCAATATGCACAACGTCACTAAGACTGGCCACCCAGTTGCCTTTGATCACCAGTTCACTGGTAACATCGTTGGCAATCCGGATGAGCACGTAGGTGGCAAGAAGCATGCTGGTGGTGAAAGTCAGCCTATTAAGCAAGGCACATCTGAGACGCAGCCTGGTGGTTCTGAGTACAAGGAGCCAAAGCAGTATAGCAGGGGTGGAGAAAAGACTCCTGTGATGCAGGGTTCCTCGAAGATCAAAGAGAGCAAGAAGTTTAGCGACTTCCGAACAGTGCTTGACGAAGGGGTCGTCGATACTTTAAAAAAGATTAAAAGCAGTAAGCGCCCAGCACCAATAAAGTTTAAGAATAATCAAACTTTAAAGGTCGATGTGGTTACTGCTAATAAAGTACTGGCGGCTCATGATGCTCTGAAGCCGGCTAACGCCAAGAAGTTCAGAGACAGTTTGGAAAAAGGCGAATCATCGTTTATGACTATGGTTGATTTCGCTATGCAGAACGCATAAGGATTTACAATGCCTATAACAACAAATCAAAATAAGCCAGGTGGTTACGTAGTAATGAGAGCTTCTGGTGCTGATACTTTAAACCTTGTAACTGCTGCGACTGCTGGTGAAACTATCAATTCAATGTCCATCTCACAAATTGTATGGGCAGTAGATGGTACCAATCGTTGGACAGTAACTCGTGGCAGCGACACTGTTGCTGTCCTTACAGGGTCTGGTGGCCAAGATTATCAAGGATTGCGTCTCGAGACAGATGCACAACTTACTGCAAACTGTAATGTAGCACTCAGTGGAGGAAATGGTTATATCGTTGTTCAGCTGCATAAGGTATCTGGAGAATGAGCATGAAGCTAATTACAGAGATTAACGAATCTGTAGAATATCTTGCAGAAGCAAGAGAGGACGGAAAGAAAGATTACTTTATCCGTGGTCCTTTCATGCAAGCAAATATTAAGAACCGTAATGGACGAGTATATCCAGCTGAGGTTCTTGACAAAGAAGTAAACAGGTACGTTACAGAGAACGTACAAAAGAACAGAGCATATGGCGAGCTTGGACATCCAACTAGTCCAACGATCAACCTTGATCGTGTCAGCCATATGATCAAAGAGCTTACTAGAGACGGTGATAACTTTATCGGTAAGGCCAAGATCATGACAGAGACTCCTATGGGTCAGATTGTGAAAAACTTGATGGATGAAGGAGCTAGCTTGGGTGTTTCGTCTCGTGGTATGGGATCGCTTAAAAACAAGAATGGAGCAGCAGAAGTACAGAATGATTTCTATCTTGCAACTGCGGCTGACATTGTTGCCGATCCATCTGCACCAGATGCTTTCGTAGAAGGTATCATGGAAGGTAAAGAATGGGTATGGGATAACGGAGTTATCAGAGAAGCGACCATCAACGACTATAAAGAAGCAATAAAGGAAGCTCCTTCCAAAGATTTGACAGAAACCAAGCTAAAGGTTTGGTCAGACTTTCTGTCTAAGCTATAATTTTTATAAATAACATTAGACCACTCAAAGGAGTTATTAAAATGTCTGAACAAGATATTCAAGAAGTGGAGCTTCAGGAGACTGAGGAGCAGCTTGACGAGTTTAAAGCGTCAATGGGTGATCCATCAGAAGTGCCTGAGCCAACTTCAACGAAGGCTAAGCCACGTAAGGGCGATAAGAAGGTAGAGGACGATCCTCAAGATTCTCCTACTGCCGTTAAGGTCCCAGGAACTAAAGCTGGCATGATTAATTCTATGCTTACTGCTATGAATAGCATGCCAACTAAGCAGCTCAAGGCAGCTTATGGCAGTGCCATGAAGAGCATGAAGATGGAAGATGTCGATTTCGAAGATGATACTGTTGAAGAAGTTCATAGCGTTCGCGACCTTCCAAAGGTAACTGCAGAAGATATTTCTGTAACCGAAGATGTATCTGCTATGTTCGAAGGTGCAGATGATCTTAACGAAGAATTTAAAGAAAAAGCTGTTACTATCTTTGAAGCAGCTGTTGTTGCTAAGGTGAATGAGCAGCTTGAGAAAATCTCAACTAATTTCGAAGCCGAGCTTGCTGAAGAAGTCGAAACTCTTCAGAAAGAGATGACCGAGAATCTTGACCAGTATCTCGACTATGTTGTCGAGCAGTGGATGGAAGAGAATCGTCTTGCTGTAGAGCAAGGTCTCAAGGCTGAGATGGTTGAGGACTTCTTGAAAGGCCTGAAGGGTCTGTTCGAGGAGCACTATGTAGAGATCCCAGATGAGAAGGTAGACGTTGTAGAAGAGCTTGCTACTCGGGCTGAAGAATTGGAGTCCAAGCTGAATGAGCAAATCGAGAAGAACGTTGAGCTTCGTGGTGTTGTACAACAGCACGACAGGGACGAACTTGTTGAGTCAGTAAGTAATGGTCTTACTGATACTCAGAAAGCTAAATTCGAAACCTTAGCAGAAGGACTTGATTTTAGCGATAAAGAAACTTTCGTTAAGAAGCTCGATATTATTAAGGAAAGTTATTTTGGCAAAGGTGATGATGTAACTACGTCATATCAGTTGGACGACGATGAGCCTCTCTTGGAGGAGACGTCTGAAAAGGCTGTACCATCCGAGATGGCCCAATACGTAAATGCCATTTCTAGGTCCATAAAGAAGTAATTTTATAAATAACTCTAGATAGATAAGAGGAGACTATCATGTTATCTGAACAACTTATCGAGAAGTGGCAGCCAGTACTCGATCACGGCGACCTTGGCGACATTAAGGACGCTCATCGTCGAGCTGTAACTGCTCAACTTCTGGAAAACCAAGAGCGATCAGCTCGCGAGCAAGCAATGGGTTCTGGTGGATACTCAATGCCATCGCTGTTGGGAGAAGCTTCTCCAACTAATGCGATGGGTGGTTCTTCCGCTCCTGCTACTTCGCCTGCTGGTAACGTAGACCTTTTTGATCCAGTACTGATCTCACTGGTACGACGATCAATGCCAAACTTGATTGCTTACGACGTATGTGGTGTGCAGCCAATGACTGGTCCTACTGGACTGATCTTTGCAATGCGCGCTCGATACTCTGGCCAAGCTGGTACAGAAGCTCTGTACAATGAAGCTGATTCTTCGTTTGGTGCTTCTGCTTCTGGTAACAACGCTTCTAAAGCTGTTATCGACGGTGAAGGTAACCCTGGTGTAGGTCAGGCTGGTACTGATCCAACTACTCGTGCAGTAGGTAACACCTACTCTGTTGAAACTGGTATGTCTACCACGGCTGCTGAAGCCCTGGGTGATGGCGCTGCCAACGCTTTCAACGAGATGGCCTTCTCAATCGAGAAAGTTGCTGTAACGGCTGTTTCACGTGCTCTGAAAGCTGAGTACACGATGGAACTT